CTTCGCCGTGGCCCATGCTTTCGGCCTGCTGGCGGCCCTTCACGCTCAAGAACTCGTCGCGCTCGGGGTCAACCCAGCCCAGCACCGGCTCGCCGTCGCCAAGCGGCTGCAGCAGCTCCCGGACGCGCTCCTCGGCGCTGCGCAGCTGGCGGGAAAGGTTGTCGCGCACCTCGATGGCATGGTCACGCTGGGCAACCAGCGCCACGTTTACCTGCACCAGCTGCTCGAAGTCGGGCGCGGCCGCATACAGCCGGGTCTTGGCCATGCGCTCGACCTCGCCAGCGAGCTGGTACAGGTGCTCGGCGTTAAACCGGCTCTCGCCGCCGATCGGGCGCTCGTTGTTGGCCAGGAAGCGCAGGGCCGCCGGCACCGTGCTGTCGCAGCCGTTCCACCACTTCACCGGCTCCGGGGTCGGGTCATCGGCGCCGACGGTGGTGAAGGTCACCCAGGCATAGCGGCCGCCATCGATCTGCACGCCGCCGTAGCGGCGGGGCAGGGCGCCGCCGGCCAGGCAGGCGAACAGCGCCGATTGCAGGGCCCGATCGGGGCAGCGGTGGTTGGCGTCCTCCTCGATCTCCACGGCCTGCTCCTCCTCGAGGAGCGGGAACAGGTCGCCCAGGGTGACCTCCGACGAGGCCAGCAGCATGGCATCCCACACGGCCAGCGCCAGCGCCAGGTCGTCGAACGCCGGGTTGCCCTTGAAACGGGCCACGATGCCGGCGCCGGCCTCGGCGACAGGCTCGGCCACCAGGTGGCGCTCGATCAGCTTCCAGGACGCCGGCAGGGCCGCAGGGCGGGGGTACAGCGGCGTGTTGCAGTAGTCGGTGCGCAGGGCGCTGCCGGCGACGTTGCGCGGCTGGCCGTCCAGGAGCGTGCCCGGGGCATGCTCGCGCGGCTGGCGAGTGCACAGCAGCAGCTGCTCGCGGTTGGCCCAAACCAGCGGCACGTCGGGCAGCTGGCGCAGGGCGTGCAGCTCGACATGGGCCGCGTGCATGGCCTCCATGGTCTGGAAGGAAAGCACCACCTGGTGCTTGTCGGCGCCCGATTCGATCGTCAGATAGCCAGCAGATATGGCCGTTTTCACTTGCTTCATTTGCCACCCCCACAGGTGCATTTGGCCGCGCGGCCTTGCCAGGCCTCCCACATGAACTGCTGGGCGGGAGGGCCGTATTCAGGTGCATGGCGGGACCCGTCGAAATCGCGGGTCGGCGCGCCGGTTGTGTACTCGGTTTTGAAGCGGTCGCAGTGCCAGGCCTCGAAGCCAGGGCGCTCGGCCTCGTTCGCCGGCGCCGGCGGCGCCTTCGGGATCAGGTCGCGCAGCTTCCGGTGCAGCGCCGGGGGCAGGCCGCGCTCGGCGTTTACCAGGACCTCCTCCAGGGCGGCGCGCAGGCGGTCGTTATCCGCCAGGGCCGCGTCACGCTCCTGGGTGGCCGCGTACAAGGTCGACACGCGCACCGGTTCGGCCATGGCGTCGATCGCCTCGTAGGCGGCCAACTTGGCCAGCACCGGGCCAGCCCACAGGCCCAGGGCGCAGGCGAAGTCGGCGGCCAGGCGCTCGTCGATATAGCGGTTGTAGGAGTGGGTCCCCAGGTGCTCGTTGAACAGCTCTTTCACGAAGCCACGGCCGCCGGCGCTGGTGTTCAGGTCATGCTCTTTCATCAGGGGCGCCTCAGTCATCGAAGCCATAGGTGAAGTCGTCGGCGTCGCAGTCAATCAGCAGCTTGGCATTGCCGAAGTACAGGGCCGCCAGCTGCTTCTCCCACGGGGTGTAGATTTGCATGTCGAGGGCGATCTTCTTGTCATCCAAGGTGGCGGCATAGACCTCACCCACGCGGATCACCGGGTGATGCGGGAACGGCGCCGGGCGCGTTTCGTCGGTGATGCGGATTTGCATCCGGTGCTTCAGCTCGTAGTCGTAGCGGCGGGCGCGATTGTAGGCGCTGTTGCGGTGCGCCTCCTCGGGCATGGGGTCAAAGGCGACAACCAGCGTCGGGCCGTAGGTGTTGGACTCCTCGAAGCGGATCTCCGGCTCGCTCCAGCGCTCCTCGGCGGCGCGTTCTTTGTTGTCCTCGATGAACGCCTCGAGCAGCTCCTGCAGCGACACCTCGCCCTGGATCAGGCCGCCGCCCGACAGCACCTCGTCAATCGATTTGTTGGCCTGCAGCAGCAGCTGTTCACCAACGGCAGAGGCCTCCCAGCGCTGCTTGAGCTGGTTGGCCACCAGGGCGTTATAGCGGGTCAGCTCGAAGATATCGCCCACGTTCGCCGGCATCGCGGCGGCGAGCGCCTCTTTGATCGCCTTGCCCAGGTCGCCGTAGGAGCGGGTCAGGTCTTCGATCACCGACTTAAACAGCTTGTCCAGGCCCTCGTCGATCAGCTCGCGGGGGCGATCGGAAATGGCGTAGGCCGAGACGCGCTCGACCATCAGCTGCTCGAGCGTGAGGCCACGGGCCGGCACTTCGACGCCTGGGGCGGCCGTAGGAGCGGGCGCCTGGACGGCGTCGGTTGGGAGAACAGGGGCGTTAGACATTGAGGACTCCAGGTGGGCAGGTTGCGCTTTCAATTGAGCCGCATGGCGGGCTTTGCAGGGTTTACCGCAGTAAGTGCCCCAGCCCCGGCGCACGGCCGAGGCGGTGGCTTGGAAAGTGTTGTTACAGCACAGGCACTGGCGATCGACCATCGCCGGCATTGGCTTTCTAGGCGACATGGGCCTTCTCCTGAGCCTGCAGGAAGCGCATCGAGGCGTCGCGGGCCCGTTCGCACTGCTCGACCTCAAACAGCCCGAAGTGGCACTCGGCAACCGGGATACCCAGCTGCTCGGCCAGCCACGCATAGGCGCCCTTGCGCGACTTGAGGCGCAGCACGCGCCAGATGCGCTCGAAGGGCGCCTTGCACTGCTGGCGCGCGGTGCGCAGGGCCTTGTCGGCCAGCGTGCCGAGCGGCAGGTCGGTGTCGGGGTGCAGGCCGACCATCGCGTCGCAGTCCTTGCACCAGTAGGCGAAGGGCCAGCCGCCGTAGGAGCGGCCGCGATAGATCTCCGAGTTGTCCACCAGGGCGACCGGGCCAGCGCAGTAGCGGCATTCGGTCGGGATCGGCAGGGCGTCGTCGATGCGCCCCAGGGCGCGCCGGGAGACGTGCGGCAGGGGAGCTGGGGCCGCAAGCGGCCCCTTGCTGTTGGCGCGTGGATCGATCACAGGCGGGCCTCCAGGCGCTCGACCGAACGGTGGGCGTCCATGTGGAAGGTCACCACCTCGCCGGTATCCATGCGCAGCTCCAGGTCGACGTCGTCGCCCTGGACCACCTTGTCGATGACGGCGCCGGCGCTGCCCTGGTCGGTCATCAGGCGGATATCCATGCCCACCACCACATCGGCGGCGCGCATGGTGCCCACGCAGCGGCGCAGGGCGGTGCTGACGTTGCGGACCTGCGACACGACGCACTCGCAAGGCTCGCCGGTTTCGATGTTGAGGCCGCTCAGGCGGCCACCGGCGACGTCGACCAGGCCGACGCGCATGACGAGCAGGGAAGCGGTGGTGACGGTCACGGCATGGCCGCGCGTCAGGTTGGCGAAGATCGCCTCAGCAGTAGTCGGGGTAGACATGACGGCTCTCCAGGGGGCTCAGAACCAAACGCGGCGGGTGAACAGCACCACACGGCCGTAGATGGCCGGCAGGCTCTCGGGGTCGGTGCCCGGGTGCTGGGCCAGGGCGTTAGCGCGATAGATCGCGGTGGCGCGCTCGTTGCGCGGCAGGCCGGTGATGGCGCCCACCTCGTCGACGAACATATCGCAGGGCTCACCGTTGAACAGGACGGTGACCTGCTCCCAGGCCAGTACGCCCAGGATGGGGTCGATCAGGTCGGCCAGAGCGCGATAGCCCGGGTCGGCCGGCAGCTCGGCGGAGCGGCGCTCCTCGGTGCCGTCGACGTTGATCAGCAGGTAATCGGTGGACGGGGTGGCATTGGTCATGGCTGCAGGTGCCTCGGCTTTGGCGGCGGCCAGGGCGGTCGCCAGCTCTTTATGGTCCATGGCGCGGATGGCCGCGATTTTGCGGAAGTAGGCCTCCCACATATCGACCGACGCGTCCGAGATCGGGCGAGTCGGCTTTTGCAGCAGATCGATCAGGGAGTTTCGGGCATTGATGCACCAGGTGACGAGGGCTTGGCCGGCGGCAGAAGGGCTGTAACCGTAGCGGGCGATTGTCGACATGGGGGGCTTTTCCGTAGCAGTGGGTGGTGTGTTTGGGTGAGGTGACTATAAGATCACCTTTTGATCCTAGCAAGTAAAAAGTATAGGAAATTTCCTACGGCGCGCGAACCGCCGAACCCGTGGCGGCCGTAACCTTGCGGCCTGCCGAGCGTAGCGAGTGACGCACGTTGACAGCGGCAATGCGGGTGATGCGCCCGGCGGCGGCCTCGTCGCTGGCCACCGCGTGCACGGTGGCGCCCTCGATCGCCTCGACCAGGATGGCGACATGCTCCGGCCGCTCGACCAGCACGCGGTGCATCGGGTCGCGCAGGGCGGCTTCGGCTTTGGCGGCGTACTCGAGCAGCACAAGGCAGTCCAGCTCCCCCTCCTCCTCGAACAGCTGCTGCATGTCGTCGAGGTCCAGGGTGGCCAGGAAGGCCAGGCGGTGGCGCACCACCTCGGCCTCGGACTTGTTGAAGTTGATGGCGATGGTCACTGGTCCAGCTCCTCACGCAGGTAATTGACGATGACACCGGCGACCATCACGCACTGCTCGGCGCGCGGCTCGCCTTTCAGCGCCAGCGCACGCAGGGTGGTGCGCTCGGCGGCTTCGCCCTCCAGGACACGGCCGTGGAAGGCCTCCATCAGCGTCTTGGCCACAGCCTCGACGCGGGCGCCGTCCTCGGTGGAGTAGGCGGGGGATACGTTTTCCAACAGGCTCACTGGGAGGCCTCCTCGGGGAACAGGTGGTGGTGGCCGCAGACCACGCGATCGCCACGGCGAAGGTCGTGCTCATGGGCATAGAGGGTGGGGCCGCTGATGCGGCCGATCAGGCGCTCGCCGTCGACGGACAGCACCTCCAGGGTCAGCGTTTCCGCCCCCGGCAGGTCGTCGCCCTCGAGCAGCACGCGCACCTTGACGAAGTTGCCGGCGGTGGCGCTGGCCAGCACGGTGTAGGGCGGCTGGCGCGCCTCCAGGCGCGGGAAGTGCAGCGGATCGATCAGCGCATTGACCGCCCAGGCCTCCAGCGGCATGTGGCCGATCAGGGCGAAGTCGCGCGCCGTCTCCAGCTGCGCTTTGCCCCAGGCGGCCTCGGCAATGATGTTGTCGGCCTGGAAGACGTCGGCGACCTGGTGCAGCTCGCCACAGGCGACGGTGACCGCGACGGGCCAGGTCCAGGCCAGGCCGACCACGCCCTCGGAAGGGATCAGCAGCACGCTACCCAGCGGCGCCTCGCCGGTTTGGGTGGCGTCATAGGCTTCTTTGGTGCTGGCGAACAGCAGGGCTTTGAGTTCACGCATGGCGGCGGCTCCGGGTAGCGAATTAGCGAATTAGCGAAAGGGCGAAAGGGCGAAGCCCTCACAGCACCCCGTTGTTGACGGCTTGCACCTGGACGTCGGTGCGGCAGGCGTAGCCTTGCTGCTGGGCCGCCAGCTTGGTGGCCAGGTCCAGGCGGCCGCACCAGCCGACGATCATCCAAGGGCCCCGGGTGGCGTCGCCGTGCTCGGCATCAAACTTGGCCAGGCGCTCCGCGCGGTGGGCCTCGGCGAAGGCCTGGGCGTCGGTGAAGCCGCGCATCGAGGCCAGGGCGCTGTCGACGTCTTTTTGGGTCACCGGGTAGCTGCGGCCGTTGCTGGCGCGGATCAGGCCGCCGGCGCCGATGCCGACGATCTTCTGGCTGTAGGCGAAGTTGTCCAGGACGGTTTGGCTGATGCAGTCCAGCTGGGCGCGAGCGGCGACCAGGTCAGTGCGCAGGATCACGACATGGCTGTATTCGCGGGCGGTGGTGCGGGTGGCGATGGCGCCGCAAGGCAGGGCGTGCTTAAGGGTGATTTTCTTGGCCATTTCCTGGTGCTCCGTTGTTCGTTTCGATGGGTCTATATAAGCTCGCCTTTTAATTCAAAGCAAGTAATTTGTGTGGGATATTTCCTACACCCAAAAAAAGGCCCGCGCTAGGCGGGCCGCAAGGTCTGGAGTTACAAGTGTCGCAATCTTCAACGGTCCAACGGTGAAGCCTTTTAGCGAAATAGCGAATTAGCGATTTCGCGGAATAGCGTTTAGGCGAAGGGCTCGCCGAGCAGCTGCAGGGCCAGGCGGGCGCCGGCGCGGAACCCCTCCAGCTCGGCACCGGTGAGCGGCTCGCACATGCCGTCGATCGACAGCTCATGGTCCAGGGCACCGGACTCGTCGGCGGCAGCGCGCAGCACCAGCAGGGCACGGTTCATGCGCTTCTGCAGGGCGACCAGGGCGCCAGGGCCGACGTCAGGCTGCGCCAGGGAGCCGCACTCAGGGTTTAACAGGGAATTCGGGTTGTACTGCGAGCCCATCGTCACGCCTCCAGGATGCACCAATCGTCAGCAAACAGATCCGTAGGGGTCGGGACCCAAACGGCGAGAGCGCCCAGGACGGACGTCATCAACAGGCACGGCAGGCGCACAGGCAGGCCGGGCTCGCCGCTTTGGAAGTGCTTAGAGGGGATGCCGCCGATTTGAGCAGGGGCAGAGGCGCCGAAGCCGTGCTGGCCGACTTGGCAGATGATCGAAAGGCCAGTGGCCTCCCAGGAGGAGCGGCGAACAGAATGACCAGCCTTGGCAGCGTCGAGCGCCTGGCTGAAGGACAGCGTCTGAAAAGGGGAAGGCTGGCGCATGGGCGCTCCAAATTTCAAGGGGGATCGTGGACTACGCATCGGTCTGGACCCTGGAAAAACCCACCCAGCTGCGGGTGATCCTGATTGGCTTTCCCAAGGTCCAGGCCGATACGCCTAAGTGCCGGAGGGAGGTCCGTCACCGAGTGAGTCGGGACCGGTTACGCCGATCAGGCGACATCTGCCATGTAACCCAGGCCCCCCTGGGATACCCCGTGATGTACGGGCAACGATACCGTTATGGCTACGGTTGGAGGCCGCATGTCTGCAGCGAGGGCGAGACTACCCACGGCACCGACGAAAGGCTACAGAGGCCAATCCGGTCACTGGTCACAGCACGACGCGGCCGGCTTCCTGCCCGGGCTTAACGTGCAGCGTGAGCTGGCGCTCCCAGGAGACGAGGGCGTCGAGCGGGTAGACCGGGACGGTGCCCAGGTAGGCGAACAGCGGACCCTTGCCGGCGGTGCGCCACTTTTCCAGCGTCGACACCGCGATGCGCCCCTGATAGCGGGCGACCACCTCGTCGGTGAACAAGAACTGGCGCTGGTGCTCGATGGCGAGCACCAGGGATTCGGAAGCGGGCAGGGGGAGGGTGACTGCGGCGGTCATTAGGCTAGCACCACGCGCGATCCGTCGGAACGCATAGGCGACAGAATGCCTTCGGCCTCCAGGGCCTCGATCACCCGAGCCGCACGGTTGTACCCGACCTTAAACCGGCGCTGGATGCCGGACACCGAACCACGGCCAGCCGCCCGCACGAAATCGCGCGCCTCCTGCATGATCGGGTCGGGGCCATCGCCCTCGGCATCTGTGGGAGCGGGCGGGATCGACAGCGTCGCCGTAATCCCGGTACCGGCCAGGCCGATCAGGCCCGTGACGTCCACGCCGGCGCCGACAGCTGCGGGAGCGGCCGTCAGCTGCTCGACCGACACGCCCTGGGGGATTTCCTCGCCGCCCAGCGCCGGCAGCAGCTCGGCCAGGAACTCGCGCAGCGTCAACAGCATGATCACGAACGACACATCCTGGTAGGACAGCGGGTCCTCGCTGTCGGCCTCGTCGGCCGCCTGCTCCTCGAGGAGGTCGGCGAACGACAGCCGGCGGATGCCCATATCGTCGACCAGGTCAAAGGTCAGTTTGTCGCCCCAGGCGAGCGACAGGTTGCGGCAGAGCTTGCCGGTGGCCAGGTGCATCTGCACCTCCTCACTCGACAGGTCAATGCGCTTGAGTTTGACCACGCCACCGCCGTCCGCCGTCTCCTCAAGTTCGCAATTGTCGGCCAGGTAGAAGCCCTCGGGCGTCTCCTGGGTTTTGAGCCAGTGGGTCATGGTCGCCTGCGGGTTGATCTTCACCGTCAGCGGCCGCACGGGCAGGGAGCCCAGGCACTCACGCAGCGTCGACAGGATCGCCTCGGCGGCACCAGGCGATTGCGTGTTGACCAGGACGCGCTGCTCCACCAGGTCGAGCACGGCATACGTCGTTTTATGGGTCACGAAGGCGCGCGGCAGCATGGTCTGCAGCAGCTCGTCCTTGATCTGGTCGCGCTCCTTTTTGTAGACCTTGCGCTGCTGCTCGGCCTCAATCGCCTTGACCTTGGCCTTGACCGCTTCGTTGACCACCGAGCCCTTGAGGTCGCGGGTGGACGTCTTCATGGCCACCAGGTAGGCACCCTGGCCAGCGTGCGCCAGCAGGGTGGCGCCTTCGCCCAGGGCGGGCACGAAGCCCGCCGTCGACATTTCCTGCGAGGCCGGCTCGCGGTGCGGCTTGCTGGCCAGCGCCGATTCCAGCGCGCTGGCGGTGAGCGCCAGCGGCTGCGTGAGGGTGTAGAGACGCAGATTGGTGAAGAACATAGCGAGGATTCCTTATCAGTGGACCGGGGCGGGGGCGTAGTCGTCAGCCTGCAGGGTGAGGGCCAGGCGATTGCTGTAATCCCAGGCGCGGCGGCCGATATCGTCGGCCGAGCTGCGCTTGCTGTCATGCCACTCCAGGAGGCGCTGGGCGCGGGCCTCGACCCCCAGCTTGTCCAGCTCGGGGCCTATTTCCAGGCGGTCGGGCAGCTGCCCCCACAGCACCGAGCCCAGGCAGCGCACCATTGCTTCACGATGCCGACTATGTACGTCGTACAGAGCCTGCTCGAAGGTTTCGCCGAATTTACGCTGAAACCAGGTTTCATGACCGAACTCCAGGAACACCGGCATGGCGGCGTCGCCGTGGCCATCGCACTGGCGCAGGCCATAGCGGCCCTCGCCGAAGATGCAGGTGGCCACCGCCGCGATCTTGAGGGACGGGGCAACCAGGGTGTACGGGTCGGACGGGTTGACGATCGAGAACACAATCACAGGGAGTACTCCAGGAAAAGGGGGGAGAGGGGGCGCTTACGCGCCCACCGCCACAGGCTCACCGAGCCATTGAACGTCATAGGTGCCCGGCAGCTTCGGCGGCTCTTTGAGCGTGCCCAGCACCAGCGCGGTGGCCAGCTCGCCGGAAGTGGCCAGGCCATGCAGCCAGCGCAGGCAGGCCGAGCGGCTGCGCAGATCGAGGACGTCGACCCGATCGAGGATCAGCGACGGCACGCCGGCCAGGTGCAGGATCGCCTCGGTGAGCATCGCGTCAGCGCGCCAGCGGCCCGACTCCGACGCCAGGGACGCCAGGCGCTGGCCGTAGTAGATGGTCATATCGGCGCCGACCTGGACCTGCGACCAGCCCGTCGCGCCGGCCGACACGCGCAGGCGGTCGTTTAGCGGCTTGAGGGCCTTGGTCAGCAGCTCGTTAGGCACGCCGGACGGCTCCAGGGCCGTGGCCAGGGCGTCCCAGGCTTCCAGCGCGTGGTGCAGCTGGAGGGCGCGCTGGGTTTTGTCACCGGCGGCGGCGGCCGCTTGCTGCTTGGCCACCAGCTCGTTGCGCTTGAGCATATCGGCGGTACCGGCCTGATCGAGCGCGGAGATATCGGCGGTGATGTCCTCCACCGAACGCGGCTGCGGGGTGTCCTCGGCCTCGTCCAGGGCGGCCAGGTGCGCATGCACGCGGTCGACCAGGGGGCGGGCCTGGGCCAGGCGGTTCGACGCGGCGTCGATCGCCCGCTGCTGGCTGTGCACCTTCTCGGAAAAGCGCTCGATTTCATTCTTCAGACGGACACGCTCCTCGGCGTACTCGTCGACGCTTTCCAGTTGGCCAACGTACTCGACCAGGGCGCCACCCTTCATCACCAGCGGCTTGTCACAGCACGGGCAGGCCAGGGTTTGCGGCGGCGCGAACGGCGCCGGCAGCGCCAGCAGCTCGGCCGTCAACCGGTCCAGCTCGCCCTGGGCCTTGCCGCGCAGTTCGGCGCCGTTGCGAATGTAATGGTCCAGCTCGAGCAGCCAGATATTAAACTCGACGCCCTGCGGGCACCCCAGTTCGGCCAGGGCCTCGCTGGCCTGAATAGCCTTGTCCTCGCGCTCGGACTCGGCGGCCTCGTCGCTGCGCACCTTCTGGCGCTCGGCGATCAGCACCTCACGGCGCGCGGCCATGCGATCGCGCCGCGCCTGCAGGTCGTCGATCTGCGCCTGGATGTCCTCGGGCAGCTCCGGTACCGGCGCCGTCCAGGTCAGAGCCTTGGCCGAGCCGTAGACCTCGCCGGTGACCTCTTTCCAGGCGCCCCGGGCTTCGCTAACTCGCTCTTTAGCGACCTTCACGGCCGCATCCAGGCCGCGCTCCATCGCCGGCAGCAGCGCGTCGACGCGGCGCTGGTCGTGGCCACGCTCCACCAGCAGCTGGGCCACCGCCGACACCGACGTCGACACGTTGAGGGCGCCGAACAGCGCCTTACGACGCGCGTCCAGGCCCAGGGAGGAGAAGTGCTGGTGGTTGACCAGGAACGGCCACAGCTCCGGCCGGCCGGCCGCCGCCGCGAAGTCGCCAGCCAGGGTGGCCTTGCCGTCGCCGACGTTGCGCACGATCGCCGCGTCGCCCAGGGTCAGGGCCACGGCGCCCTTTTTCTCGCCCTCGGTGATCAGCGCCTTACGGGCGCCCTTGGTTTCCAGGCGGGCGCATTCGCCGCTCAAGGCGAAGTCCAGGCCTTCGATGACCGACGATTTGCCGATCTCATTGGGCCCGCACAGCAGCACAATCGGGGCCTTGTCCCAGGACAGGGTCAGGGCGCGGTGCGGCATCCAGTTAGTCAGTTGCAGCTGGGTCAGTTTCAATTGGGCAGCCCTCCAGGGGCAGCGGGGCACGGGGCCCCGCGACAGGGGTTATTCGGCGTTGAACAGGTCTTCAGGCGGGTTATCACCGAGCGGGCGGCCCGGCGGCACGTCGTCGACCGGATCGGGCTCAGGGTCCTGGGCCTGCTGCTGCTCCTGGACCGGCGCAGCCTGGCGCGTCTCGGCCGCCGGCTGGCGCTGGCGCTGCTGGCGCGGGGCCTGTTGTTGCTGCTGTTCCTGGACCGCCACCGGCTCGGGCTCGCGGGTTTGGGTCTTGACCGCGTGCAGGCCCTCCAGCTGCTCGACCTCCTCATGCTCGAGCAGCTCGGCAGCGCGCGGAATCTCGCCATCGTTGACCATGGCCAGGGCGGCGTCGGCATCGGAGACGGCGGCCAGATCGATCACGCCGGCGTCGCTCTGGCTGTCCAGCTCGACGGCCAGGCTCAGGGCGGCATTGCCCATCGGCAGCAGCTTGGCGTGCTTTTTGATCGCCGACTTGATGGCCATATCGTCTTCCCACATCACCCAGGGCGTCTCGGCCAGCTTTTTAGCGGCCTTGTCGCGCTCGCCCTGGTTGCCGGCGTTCTGCAGGTTGCGCTCGAGGGCGTTAAAGGTCTCGGAACGGCTGCGGATCTTGTGCAGCTCGGACAGCGGCAGCACGGTGGCCATCTCGCCGACCTCGGTTTTCGAGTAGGCGAAGGCGCCGATCAGGTCGCCGCGCTCGGTGTCCAGGTTGATCCGGTACCGGAGGAACGAGTCGGAGCCGACCATGTAGTCGAAAAGGTCACCTTTATGGATGGCGCCGGCCTGAATCTGGATGCCGGCCCGGCCGGCCAGGGTGATGAGGCCCTTGTAGCCGATCTGGAACTGGCAATCGTAGGAGTCGACCCACTGGTTGCCCTTCTTGACCCGCTTTTTGTACGGGATCAGGTAGGCCAGGCCCTGCGGGGTGTTGGGCTCCAGCCCCAGCGCCGCCGACGTCATGAAGGCGCCAAGGACGGTTTTCGGATCGCACTGCAGCAGCGCCGGGGTTTTATGCACGGCATTGACCATCAGGCGGCACATGCGCTCGGGCGACATATGCTTGCCGACCACGGCGGCGATGCCCTGTTTGACCCGATCGGAATCGAGCATGTCCAGCAGCGCAGGGCGCTGGCGCTGGGCCGGGGCGTTCTGGTTGTCGGTGTCGCGGTATTGGTTCAGCGGGTTAGCGGTCATGGCGAAAGTCTCCGGGGGTTACTCGTACTGGGCCCAGCGCTCGGGGTAGGGCAGCGTTTGAATGTTCTGGCGGTAGCCCGGCCACACATCGTTGTGCAGGCACTTGGCGTACTCGATCAGGGTGTCTTGGTACCGCTCGCGGGCCTTGGCGATCAGCCAGCGCGGCAGATCCCAGGCCTGGTACTGGTAGGGGTAGGTTTTCTCGATGGCGATAAACAGGAACTCCTCGAGCGGCGCATCGAGGGCGGCCAGGCCGTCGCAGTAGAAGGCGTTCTGCCAGTGGTAGCGGTACTCGCGCACCGACGACATGAACTTCTCGCCGGCGTCCTCGCACGACTTGAGGTCGAAGCCGATGCCGTGCTCGAGCAGCGCACCGTCGGCCTTGCCCCGGCACTCGACGCCGGTCAGCGGGTCGCGCCAGAAAAAGGCGAACTCTTTGGTGCAGCCCGGGTGCAGCACCAGGTCACGCAGCACCCCGGGGCGGCCCAGCACGGTGTCACGCAGGCGCAAGGCCTCCTCGAACTCGGGGCGTTTGACGACCTGGCGGCCCGCAGCACGGGCCACATCGGCGTCCCATTCCTTGGTGCCGACACGGGTGGCGTCGGAGGCCATAAAGCGTTTCTCGAAGTCCTCGGGCTCCAGGATTCCGCAGTGCATCAGCTTGCCGAACGACTGGGCGCGGGTTTCGTTGCGCTCGCCGTATTTGAGGTGCGCCGGCGACTTGGTGGAGAACACCTTGAGCTGGGAGTTGGACACCGCGTGGTGCGCGAAATAGGTCTCGTCCGGGAGGCCCAGGTAAATGCCTTCACCCATCGGGTATTGCGACACGGGGTCATAGTTGAGCAGCTGGAAAGATGACATTCGGGACCTCCTTTGCGATGGCCATACGTTAGGAAAAATCCTACACCCTTGCAAGTCCCAAAACGAAATAATACGCGGCTTGCAGTCCGGTCAGAGGCAACAAAAGTAGGCTCAAAAGATGGCGCCAGCACGCCGCCGCTTGCTGTAGGAAACATCCTAACGGGCGTACAGCGACGAGTTGCACGCCCGGCCGACCACATATAGCCTTGCAGCCATGGGAAAAATCCAAGACGCAATCGCCAAGTTCCTCGCCGCCCACCCCGAAGTGGGCGAGTGCCGTATCGGCCGCGAGGCCCTCAATGACCCCGGCCTGGTTCGCCAGATCCGGGAAGGCCGGCGCGTGCGTGAAGACACCGCCGAGAAGATCCGCCTGTGGATGCGCGCCTATACCGCCAAGGCGAGGCGCCAGGCCAAGGCAAAAGCGGCGAAAGCCGATAAGGCGGGCTTATGACCGTAACGTCACCGAGCGTCACCGACACCCGCGTGACGACGTTCTTTGTACCCGGCACCCCCCAGGGCAAAGGACGCGCCCGCAGCTATGTAAAGCGGGACCGGGCCGGCAAGCTGGCGCTGAACGAGCGCGGCCGCGTGGCCATCGGCCACGTCACGCCGAAGAAGACCCGCTGCTATGAGGAGGAGATCGCCTGGCTGGCGGCCGACGCGCGCAACCACCCGCCCAGCACGGCGCCGATCGGCCTGGTGCTGGACATCCGCAAGGCCATCCCGCCCAGCTGGCCCGCCTGGAAAAAGGCCCTCGCCATCAGCGGCCTGATCCGCCCGACCACCAAGCCCGACAGCGACAACGTCCTCAAGGCGGTCAAGGACGGCTGCAACGGTGTGCTGTGGACCGACGACTGCCAGGTTGTCGAGGAGCTGGTCCGCGCTTACTATGTACAGGAGCGCCCCGGCCTGGTTGTCCAGGTCACACCCCTCGCCGCGCTCCCCGCGACCGTCACCAGCAAGCCTTCCCCAGGCTTGCTCAGCGCCCTAAGTAGCCCACTCGCCCTGCACGCCCAATAGCCGCACTTCCTATAATCAGAATTATGTTAAACGCCGGCGCGTGACGTGACGGCGTGACGTTACGCACGCTTAAAAATGCCACACCCCTCGGCTTTGATGGGCTCCAGCCCGACCCCCAGCACCCACCACCCGCCAGCAGGCCGCCACCAGGCCGCCACCAGGGCAAAATCGCGCACGCCTTTAGCCGCGTGACGTTACGCGTGACGTTACGCATGACGTTTCCCACAGGAAAAATACGCTAAACGGCGTTATTTCCACGCCGCGCAACGTTGCTTTGATGCGATTCCTTGACCATACTCCGCCGCAGAACAACCAAGCCAGGAGGCTTAACCCAATGGCAGCCGCAGAAAAGATGCCTGACCTACCGACTTCAAGGGCCGCCGCGATCGCCGCCGGCACCCCGCAGTACTTCACCGGCAAGCCATGCGCACACGGGCATGTGGCCAACCGCTTCACCAGCTCCGGCACCTGCGTCGAGTGCAACGCGATACGCGCCCGGCAGGTCGCCGCGAACCTGCGCAAGGCCGGCGGCGGCTTGATTCGCCTGCCCAGCCAGCTCCCCAACGATCCGCGGCTATTCAACGTCGCCCGCCTGCTGGCAGCCAACCCGGCCACCGGCCTGCAGGACCTGCCGCCCGCGACCATCCGCACCTACGCAGCCGGCGTGCTTTACCGCTTCGCGGTCTACCTGCACCAGCACGCCCCGGACGGCATCCTGCGCGACGCCGACCTCTCCACCCTCGACTTCATCAGCGAGACGCCAGGCTTCGGCGAGGCGATGGCCTCAGTGGGCTGGGCCCATTACGACGCAACGTCACGCACCGTCACGATTCCACCACTCAACAGCGGCGCCCAGGGGTAAGCATGGCCAACGAATGGATCAAGATCCGCTCCAAGATGGTGACCAACCGCAAGGTTGAAGCCATCGCCAGGCGGCTCGCCAGCAACCCGCAGTGCCTCGCGGCAGTTGGCATGCAACCCGGGCTGGACTACACCGATAAGAGCGTGCGTAACGGTATGCGTAACGTCACGGTGTCGTTACTGGTGACATTGTGGGGAACGGCCAACGAGGAGGCCCGAGACGGCGTGCTCGAAAATGTCGACCGCTTCTACATAGACGACCTGGTCCAGATGCCCGGCTTCACCGCCGCCCTGGAGATGGTCGGGTGGGCGGTTTGCGACGACGCAGCAGCCACCATCACGCTGCCCAACTTCGACGAGTACAACACCGCAAGCCACGACCGGCGCGGGCTGCACCTCCAGAAGGGCCGCGAGCGATCGCGCAAACACCGGGAAAAACTCCGCGCCCTCAAGGCCGCCCAGGAGGGGAATGCCCCGCAAGAACCGCCACACGGTGACGTTACGGGTGACGTTACGGGTGACGTTACGCAACACGGAAAAAGTAACGGCGTAACGCCCCTAGAGAAGAGAAGAGAAGAATATATAGATGATGATGGAGATACCCCCCCTCCCCCCACGGTCGGGGAGGCGAACGACGAGAGCGAGGAAACTGGAAACTTTCCAGCGGACAGCCTGAAGGAACTGCGCAGGCCGCTCGGACGCCTCTGGAAACTGACCAAACTGCTCGACCCCGAGGTCAACGCCGAGCTGGTGCTCTGGCGAGCGATGGAGGCCACCGGCGCCGACGTCGAGGCAGCGGTGTACCACGCCACCCATGACCGCCACGGCAACCCCAAGCAAGGGCCCGGCTCGATCAAGTACCTGACGCCGATCGTCGAGCAGAAGATCCAGGTGAGGCTCAACCAGGAGCTGGCCATGGCCAAGGCGCAGTCGAACCCGATCACCGCCCAGGAACAGCCCGCGACGGGCAAGGGCAAGCGCAACACCGGTACCGGAGCGCCTGCCGGCGGCTTCAAGACCCGGAACATCCAGGCCGACGTCGAGCAGCAGAGCGCCGACGTGATCGCCATGCTCAAGGCGCAGTACGGGGTGAGCGACACCCAGCAAAACCCACCACCACACGACGGTTCTGACGACCTGGAGGGGGAGTACACCCATGCAACCCATTGACCGGATCAAACTCGCGGAAACCTTGGCGGTGATCTACGCCGCCAAGACCAAATCCATCAGCCCCGCCCTGGTCGAGTTGTTCTTCGTGACGCTCGAGGAGTACGACATCGAGGCGGTGTGCAAGGCGATGTTTGCCCACATGCGCAACCCCGACACCGGGATGCACGTACCCCAGCCCGCCGACATCGTGCGGATGATCGCCGGCAGCACCAGCGATCGCGCCATGGACGCCTGGGCCCTGGTCGAGCGCGCCATACGGCAGATCGGACCGGTGGCCAGCGTCGCGTTCCAGGACGGGGTGATCCACCGCGTGATCGAGGACATGGGGGGATGGGTACGGCTCTGCGAGACGGGCACCGAGGAAGACCTGCGCTTTCGCGGGATCGAGTTCCAGAAGCGCTGCAGGGGTTTTTGGCTGGGCGACAAGCTCGGCCACGACTTCCCGAGTTACCTGATCGGCTCCGCCGAAGCGTTCAACCGCGCAGCAGGCCGCCCGCACAAGGTCCAGGTCGAACTGATCGGCCGCAGCCCCGAGGCCAAGGCACGGGCACAGCGGGTCATGAGCCTGGGCAACCCGGTGGGAGAGGCCAACCCGGTTAAGTCCCTGATTTCTGGAATGAAACACCTGAAACTGGTCAAGGGCCCCACCCAAGGGGGAGGCGATACCCGCCAGAACGAGCTGGCAGGCCCAAAAGAGCCCCAATCCGGCCAAACCCCACCCGACGGTAGCGGGTCGATCCCTAGCGCAGCGCCTGCGGCAAAATAGGAGGCATCTGAAAGCCCCGCCAGCAGGCCCTGTACATGAGAGCAGTTCGCAGCAGAGAAACATCGGAACATAAGGGGCGAAAGGGAGAGGAGGACGCGCTAGGGGCGCTTCACCCTGCCCCTTCCGCCAGCAAAGGGACGGAGAGAGCCGTCGCCGCCTGCCTGGCCTACGTTCGGCACACCGCCGTCGTGAAGGCCGCCACCACCGCGATTGCGCGTTCGCTGGACGAATGCCCCGGGGTGAATGGCTGGCGCAAGGACATGCTCCACCCGCACTACGACCCGGCCGACCCGACCCACCTGTCGGCGTTCTACGAGGCCAGTCGCATCGAGCCAGGCCAAGGCGCTGTGCTGGACGTCCCCGACGACGTCGCAGAGTGCCCGGCCTGCTCCAGGGCCCACCGCATCGTCCAGGAGCGCAAAGCCGCCCGCCAGGACGTCGGCAAGGCCAAACGGGCGCTCAGCCTGGCCGCACGCACGCTGCAGGCCGAGGCTGGGGCGCCAAGCCCCGACGAGGAGGCCCGCCAGCGCTTCCTGGCGGCCCAGGGCGACCTGTTCCTGGGCGAGGCCACCCGTCGCTGCCCGATGGGCTGCGGCCATGAGTTCGCCGAGAGCCTGGGCCCGTTCGGCTGCCCCAACTGCCTCGGGGAGGGCCTGCAATGACCCCCAAGGGCATCGCCGTCACCCACGCCCTGGTCTACCGGGCACCCACCGCCGGCCGGCGCTACCTGTCCAAGGCCGCCGCCATCAACGCCGAGACGCGGGCGATCATCAAAGCCAAGTACCCCGACGAGGACGCGCCCCAGGACACCGAGGGCCAGCAGATCGGCCCGCACTGGTCCATGGAATACGACGAGCCCAAGCGCTGGGCCAAGATCTACCGCCGGTTGCGCCGCCTGGTCGCCCGCAGCGTGGGTCCGGTGCAAGGAAATCTGCTGTGAGTGCGTCGGTATATATCGTGACATTCAAGGACGGAAAAACGGCCACGGCGCTCGACATGAACAGCGAGCCAGAAGCCACGGCAATAGCGGGCTTGAGGAGCATCAACAAGGCATGGGAGGAGGCCGATATAAGGCCCCGCGTGCCCCCTTGCGGGTATGGGAAAAATCCTACAGAATTGGCGGGCCAGATTGAGCCCCGGAGGGCACATGATTTCCCGCTTCCGACGCCTGTTCAGACCCAAGCAGAACCCGCCCGCGCCCCGCATGAAACAGCCCGCACCAGGCCGCCCGAGCGGCAGTGGCAGCGGCCCGTCCAGTACCGCCGTGGGCAGCAGCTCCAGCCCCGACCCGATCACGGGCAACCCGCTGCACCCGCTCAACCCGCTTAACCCCGCCAACCAGGTCTATTACGTCGCCCCAGCCCCGGAGCCGGCCCGCTACAGCAGCGAAGCCGGCGCCGGGCGCGATAGCGCGCGCCAGGAATGCGCCCCGAGCCGAGACGACAGCCGCGACAGCGGTGGCTGGGGTGGCGGGAGCGATCACAGCTCCTGCAGCAGCTCCAGCGATTCCAGCAGCCCCAGCAGCGACTACTAACCCCGGAGACACCCCATGACAGAAGCCAACACCAGCGCCGCCATCAGCGCCCTGGAACAGAAGATCCGCGACATGGCCATCGAGAAGCTGAGCGAGCGCGTCAACGACCTGTTCGCCCCCATCTTTGAGCAGCTCGACGCCATGCCCGAGGCCGCCACCCTGCTGCACGGCGTCGAGATCGAAGGCCACACCGCCGACGCCGTCACCGTGCTGGAGAAAATCATGGCGCTGGTGAGCGACACCATGGAGCCGGCCGCCATCCAGGCCAGCCACGACGCCCTGCTGGCCGCCGCCCAGCAGATCCTGGACGCGCCAGCCGACCCCGAAACCAACACCGAGAACGCAGCATGACCATCGCACCCGTACCGCTCGCCCCGCTCCAGGGCGTTCGCCGATCGTTCCAGGACGTAAAGCCCGCCGGCACCCGCCAGTACACCGCCGAGCTGGTCGACAAGGACGGCCGCTACCTGCGCGCCGACACCATGGTCCCGGACTTCATGCAGGCATCCACCGGCCTCGACGACCAGGCCTTTAGCCAGATGATCGCCAGCCGACAAGATGAAACCCTGCGCCAGCAGCAGGCCGAGGGCAGCGCCCCGCTGGCCATCGAGATCATCGCGGAGCTGACCCAGCAGCTGAAAGGCGCCGTCGCCGCCCAGCAGCAAGCCTTGGCCGAGCTTGGCCAGGCCCGCCAGCGCATCGCCCACGCCGAGGGCCAGATCGGCCACCTGGCCGAGCGTCTGCTGGCGCTGGACCCAGCAGCACTGGCACCCGAAGCAAAAGCCCCAGGCCCGCAGGCCTGACCCGCAGGCGGCCCGACCGGGGAGGGACGGCCGCCAGCAGCTCCACCGCAAACAAGCACAACACAACGAACCCAAGGAACCTCGTCAATGAAGACACTCACCCCCGCCGCCCAAGCCCTGCACGACGAATTCAAGAACGAGGGACGCGGCTGCGCCTGCCACCTCGGCGGAGCGCCATGCAGCCACTGCACCCACCCGGGCAACCCACACGCCCTGGAAGCCGACGACAGCGCCTGGATCAACACCAACCGCGTCAACCCAGGCCACCTGCGCAAGGTGATGGACGCCGTCAATGAAATGGTCCGCTTTGGCATCGACTTTGTGCCCATGCCCGCCTACAACGACCAGGACCGCAAAGAGCTGGCCGACGAGTCCGCGCGCCGCCTGGAGCTGTTGTCCGCTGCCGCAGAGGCCAGGGGCGCGGGAGATACGCCATGACAAAGCTCAAGACGCAGTACCACCCGCGCATCGGGCGCTGCCAGTCTTGCGCCATGCGCGAGAGTGACTGCACTCGCCTACCCTTCCAAGACATGCCCGTCTATCGCCGTGACGGCGTCGACGTGGTGGTAACTTGCACCAGGTACTTCCCGGCCAGCGGGCAGTTCCAGACTGAGGAGGCATGACATGGCAGCGCACGACAACGTAGACATCGAGGCCTTCATCAAGGCCGCAGCAGAACGGGGCTGGTCGAAGACGCAGACCCGCAAGGCCCTGGAGCTGAGCACCAACAAGTTTTGGGCGATCTTGGGCGTCATGCCCCCGCTCACCTGGTCGGGGCGTCGCTCCAGCCTGGGCGTCAGCCGCAGCCCCAGCCCGGCCGTCACCGAGGCGCTGGCGCGTGCTCGAGCAGCACGCCGCGCCCGGCACCTCTACACTTGGAACGGCCGCACCGGCACCGTCGCCGAGCTGGCCGCGTTCGCCGACGCAAGCGAGCGCACCATCCGCCGTCGCATTCAGCACGGCCTCACCATCGACCAGGCATTCAGCCTGCCCGCCACGTTCGATTGGCGCGGCCTACAGCAGATCCATCACCAGACCTGCCTCCCCCTGTAGCGCTGCAACACCACATAACCCGTCGCAAGCCGCAGCCGCCGCCACTTGGCGGCACTGTAGCTGTAGGAAATAACCCACGGCCTACCCCTTGCGCTTCCGCTAGTGTGCGTACACAATCCACGCACGCACACCACGGGAGCCAGGACCCATGACCACCACCCTCATCACCCGCGAAGACGTCAAGCGCTACCAGGGCCGCGATTGGTTCCGGCGCGCCGTCACCATGGTCAGCACCGGCGGCCAGCGCGTCTACACCACCGACGGCCGCGCCCTCAACACCCTTGAGGAGCTGCAGGCCGAGGACGCCCCGACCGCTATCGAGCCGGAAACCCGGGGCACCCAGCCCAAGCGTCAGCGCTTCTACGGCGTAGACCGCAAGAGCGTCCGGGTACACGCCCGCATGACTGAGGACTACCGCAAGCGCTTTATCGCCCTGGGCGGCAGCACCTGGCTGCGCAAGCAGATCGACGCCGCCCTGCCACAGCTCAACGCCTAACAACGACCCCCAGCAGCACCAGGAGAGCCACATGCCCTACATGATCGGATGCGCATCGCAGAAAGGAGGCCCGGGCAAGTCGACGATCGACCGCGCCCTGGCCGTCGCCTTCACCAACGCCGGCTGGAAGACGAAGATCATCGACCTGGACGTGCGCCAGGGCACAGTCACCAGCTGGATGCGCCGGCGGCTGGTCAACAACGTGCTGCCCGAGCTGCATGTGCAGATGAGCGGCAGCGTCGCCTCGGGCATCGCCCAGGTCGGTGACGCCGACATGATCATCATCGACGGCGGGCCACAGGCCACCGACGAGACGGTCGCCATGGCCAAGGCGGTCAACCTGCTGATCCTGCCCACCGGCCTCTGCCTCGACGACCTGGAGCCCACCGTCACCCTCGCCAACACCCTGGCGGATAAGCACGGTGTACCCATCGAGCGAATCGTCTACGCGCTCAACAAGGTCGGCAACAGCGACGTCGAGATCGCCGCCGCCCGCACCTACCTGGACAAGACCCGCTTTCACACCCTGGACGGGGAAATCCCCGACCGCCCGGGCTACCGCACCGCGCACGACCAGGGCCGGTCGATCATCGAGACGCCATACCCGAGCCTCAACAAGCGCGCCGGCAAGGTGGTCCAAGCCGCCGTCGACCGCTTCAACGAGCTAATCAGCTAAGCCGCGAATTAGCGAAATAGCGAAATAGCGAAGCCGCGAAATAACGAATTCGCGGCCTAGCGATAGAACGAAACAGCGAAAGGAAGTCAGCCCCCATGACCACCCAACCGCCAGCATTGAAGATGCCCAAGCCCCCGGGCAGCAAGGCCCACGGCAAGGGCGAGCCACCACAGAGCGCGGCAGACACCGTCGTCGTGGCCACCAACACCGAGACACCCCAGGCGAAAGCCCTGGTGGACTGCAACTTCAAGGTGGAGGCCGAGTTTCGCAAACAGTTTCGGCTGTTCTGCGCCACCCACGACGCCAACCACGTCGCCATCTTCAAGACGGCCATGATCGAGTTCATGGACCGCAAGGGGTGGCCCACCGACAGCATCAAGCCCAAGCCAAAGGAGAACAACAAGTGACCGGCAAGCCCACCAAGTGCGACGGCAACCACGGCGGCCCCCGCTGCGCCGACCCCGAGTGCTGGAACGACAGCCCGCCAACCGACGTCGCCAGCCCAGTCCTGCCCAAGGTGGCCGAGATACTGGCCAAGATCGAGGCCGGCAAATACGTTAGCCAAGCCGAGATCCAGATGGCGTCCATGGTCGAGGCCGACCGGCTCGGTATCAGTGCCGCCGAGTGGGAGGAGCGCTACCGGCCCAACAGGTGCGCCGGCCCCCACTGCCGCGACCCCAAGTGCAACCTGTGCGCCCCCGCCATGCACGCACCAGCGCCGAAGCTGCCCGAGGGCACCGAGCAGGTCAGCAGCGCATGGCTGGCCCAGCTGCGCCAGGAATACCGCGAGTACGGCCAGCAGGCCGACGACCTGCGGGAGCAGAACAAGGCCCTGCAAGCCACCATCGACCAGCTGCGCCAGCACAAGACCGACTACATGGAGGCCGCCGAGGAGACGGCCAAGGCCCTGCGCGCCGAAATCCAGGAGCTGCGCGACCGCCCCACCCTGGCCTACGGCATCAGCGGCAACCGCTACATGGTCGCCACCACCCGCGAGGAGCTGCCCGACGTCTACGAGGACGCCCAGGTGATCGAGCTGGTGCGCGGCCGCCCCTACACCCGCCAGGAGCCCCAGGCATGAGCAACGCCGTCCACCCGAACACCTTTGTGGCCACCTGCGGCGGCTGCCTGAACCATGTTGGCGCCGCCGACGTAAAGCGCACCGACCGCGCCGACCTGGGCAAGCTGCTGGGGCAATGGCTGTTCGCCGGCTACACCGTCCAGCCCCGCTGGGGAGACACCGTAGTCGTCGAGATCAAGGGCTGCGAGTGCCCGAGCCCCGACACCAAAGTGCGCCGCTATTTCGCGCTTTAGCGAATTAGCGGTTTAGCGAAAGAGCGAAGCGGCTAAGCCGCTAACCAGCGAAATAGCGCACGCCCCGGCCTGACGGGGCTTTGCCAGTACCAACACACCACAACAGGTACACCGTCATGCCAGCACCACAACGCCCCACCGAAGACCAGCTCCAAGCCCAGTGCAACGCCTGGAACCGCGACAACCCATCCGGCACCCTCGTCAGCTATGAATCGATCAAGGGCAAGGGCGAGACGGGGCGCTACCGCACCAACGGCGAGGCCGAGGTGCTGAGCGGCCACAGCGCCGTCATCTGGCTACTGGGCAAGTCGGGCTGCGTCGCCCTGGATCATTGCACCCCCGTGCGCGAGGGCGAGCCGGCGCCGGTCAAGGTCCAGAAGATCACCCTGGAGGACCACGACCAGGACTTCACCGAGTGGTACGTGCGCGACGGCATCGTCATCGATTGCCAGCCAGCCCAGGGCAGCGTGTGGGTAGGCATCAAGGTCCTCAACCAGGCGCAGCTTGCGCCAGGCTCCGCCATTGAGGTGGTGTCGCGCGCCACGGGCAAGGCGGTGCTCCTGCAATACCCGGTCGAGTCGGTCGAGGACCTGAGCCCCGAGGAGGCGGCCAAGGTCGAGGAGTACGGGCGCGGCTGGGCCAGCATCAAGGGCGTCAGCCTCGAAAGCCTGGGCCTTGCGCCAGCGGTAGGGGAGGCCTGAGCCATGGACCTCCTGCACCCCGTCACCGCCCACGAAATGCAGCAGGCCGAGGCCCTGGTGGGCGGCCTGTTCGAGAAAATGGCAGGCTTCATCAGCTGCGAGGCCGACATCGAGGTGCTGCTGATCGCCGGCGCCGACAATCTGCGCTTCGCGGCCGCGATCTACCGCCGCACCGAGGCCTTCGCCAAGGCCCAGGCCAACTACGACCAGTTCAAAGCCGACCTGGAGGCCAACGTGCCGGCCGAGCGCCGCCTGGTTCACTCCTGGTTCTGGCTGGCCAGCCGCATCGAGCAGTGCAAGGACGGCGTCGACACCATCCTGACCATGACCTTTTGCATTCCGCTGGTTTGCGAGTACCTGCCAGCACCACAGCCTGCCCAGGAGCAGCCATGAAACTGAACCGCACCACCACCCACGCCCAAACCACCACCGCCAGCCTGGCGGGCGACGAACTCAAGCGCGTCATTGCCCAGGCCGTCGCCCAGGCGGCCGGCATTGACCTGGACGCCGCCGGCGTCGAGCAGAAGGTATGGTTCACCACCAGGGCCGTCACCGGCACCGCCGGCAGCGAGCACGTTGCAGAGGTGACCATCACCCAGCAGGCCCAGCCCAAGGGCGACGGATTCAAGGCCCACGACTTCAGCGGCAGCGTGCGCGCCCCGATCAAGCGCGGCGACACCATCCGCTGGATGCAGGACGGCATCGAGCACAGCGGCCCCGTCGTCGAGCACCACGACGAGCTCAATGACATGCGCCAGCTGCGCTGCCGAGGCCTCACGCTCGAGCAGATCCAGGACCGGGCCGACCGCGACAGCGTGACCATCATCTGATGCGCGTCGAGGACGCCAGCGACCAGGCGCTCCGCGACGAGCTGGAGGAGCGCGCCAAGGCCCGCGCGGTATTGGAGGAGGGCGAGATTCTGTCCTGCGAGGATTGCGCCCGCTTCAAGCCCTGGACGAGCCGCAGGACGATGCCCGAGGACTACAACCCATGCAGCAAGCGCCACATCATGCGCTTTCGCATGCCCGAGCCCTGGGAGGACCCCCACGACGGGGGCTTCTATCGCCTGGTGTGCAGCGATCGCAAGGAACGGCCGGCGCCAACGCCTGAGCCTGAGCCCGTCGACCCGCCATGGCCGCCTGAGCCAGGGCCGCGCGGCTTGCCAAACTGGCACCTGAACCGCAAGCCGATCTAGCTGGCCACACTGGGGCTGTTTACGGTCGCCTACCAGGGCCAGGGGAGGGCGGGTATATTCCCCCTCGTCGCGTCACACCCGACGATCACTGCATGCGAAGCGCCCCCGGTAGCAACACCGCCGGACAAACAAGCCACCCCACAAAGGTGGCTTTTTTGTGCCCGGCGTTTGGCCAGGCCAACAAAAAGGGCGCCCTACGGCGCCCTTTGTCATTGCACAGCGATCAGCTGCCACTCGGTACAGCGCGGGTGGTATTCCGGCCCGTGCTTGCGCACGCGGTCGTTGAACACCTCCGGGCTGTTCCCGTACCGGGGGAAGCCCCGGCACACGTTCGGCCTGTCCAGGTACGCGCCGCAGCCCTTCGGCGTCAGCTGCTTGCACACCCAGTAGGACTTGGCCGTTTTGACCATCGTCGTGGCGATGTGGGGGTTACGCTTCTTCGCCCGGCGCCAGCTGATCGGCTTCCAGTTGGCCGCGACAAACTGGACGTCGCCCCACACGCCGCGCAAGGCTGCCTTGCGGAGGTTTTGGCGCTTGCTATGCAGGCCGATCGCCTGGCAGCAGGCGGTGCACCGCGCACCGTCGATCACGCACGCAGCCATCACCACACCCCCTTGGTCTTGGCGATCTGGTCGGCCCAGCGCTCGACCACAAACTCGCGGCTCGCCACCTCGCTGGACCAGAACAGCACAGGAGCGGTCAGCAGGTACCAGAGGACGGTCAACCAGGTGCTGTCGACGATCGAGGAGACGGCCAGGGTGGAGGTGAACACGGCCGCTTCGGCCAGGTAGGTGTAGCGCGTGCGGCGAGAGGCCCAGGTGATCAGCGGGGCGAGCACTTCATGGTCGCGCACCGGGAGGAGGACAGACACGACACGCCCGTCGGCGTCGCGGGTGATCTTGATGGTGTTCGGGGGCTGCATGGGGAAGGCGTCCGGGGGCGGAAAGGGACGCCTATTTTACGGCCGCTGGCGGGCCCTCCAGTTGCGCCAGGCGGCGCCCACGGCAAAGGCCCCAGCAAGCGCAAGACTGCCAGAGGCCACAAGGACAAAGAGCAGGCCGCCAAGCACGCCACGGTGGCGCCGTAGGCGGCGCAGCGCAGGCATCATTGCAATGCCTGCGAGCAGAAGTCCGGGTGAACGTGGATGACTTGGCGCGGAATGGTGAACAGCTGGGCTTCCAGGCCTTCGCGGCATTCGTACAGCTCCTGGAGGCGCTGCAGCTGCCAGATTCGAGCATTGATCCGCAGCAGCGAGCGGCCGGTCTTGGCGGCAAAGTTACGCGCGGCCTGGTCTGCATCATCCATCTGATAGCGCGGCACACCGGTCAGCAGGTCAGGCAGCAGGGCTACCGACGGGGCAGCAGGCGAACCCAGCAGCACCAGGCCACGGTCAGGGTCGGAGGGCTCGACCAGGATGTAGGGGGCTTCGGCCGTGGCCGGGCTTCCAGGGTTGATCGCGCTGTCCAGGGCGGCAATGGCCTTGTCCAGGATGGCGATGGTGTGGCGCACATAACGCTCTTGCGACGCTTGCGACATAAGGGGGACTCCAGGGTGTTCGTTGTTCGTTTTTAGGCGGCGGGTGCAAGAGGCTCTTGCTCGGCGATCAAGTCGTCGAGTGAGGCCAAGGCCTGGCGGCTTTCCACCAGGCGGGCGCGCTGCCAGTCGAGCGCCAGCACAGCGACCAGCTCCGACTCGCCCTGTTCGACCATGGCGGCCGCCAACTGTTCGGCGTCTTCCAGGTTAAAGCGGGCAACATCGGTGAGCAGGTCGGAGGCGGCGCAGACCATCCACTCACCGTCGGCGCGGGAGAGGCAATGGGACTGGCAGTCGGCCAGGGACAGGATGTAGGGCTTACCGGTCAGGCAGGTCCCGAAGTGCTCCAGGGCGGAGGACAAGGTCTTGATCGCGGCGGCCATTTGCGTGCGGGCCTTGCGCAGGTATTCGAGCTGGGACATTTGGTGGCACTCCATGTTCGTTGTGCAAAGCAGCGAGCTAGACCGGCGGGGGCAGCCGGGGGTGTTCGGACCAGCAAAAACGGCATTTTGCATCCTGCAATTCTGCGCGGGGGCGCGCAGGGCCGTACTGATACCCGCTAAGGACCGATAGAGCAAGTCAATTTGCGGGTAATTCGTCTCAAACGTTGGTACTGGGTATCAGTTTAGTAGGCCTTGCCGAAGCGTCTAGCACGAAAGCCCGATCCAGTATGGCCTGGTTCGGGCGGGGCATTCGGTAGGGCGGCGCGGGGTGGTAAGGCCCGCGCGCATTGAGGCTAAAGCGTTAACTGGTTGGGTACAAAGTACCCAGCCAGCGAAGCCGATGCAAGTGAACAAATGGTTAAAGTCGTTTCCTTAACACATCTTTACGCAATCGTTACAGCCGAGGCCGCTCGCGCAGCCGCTGTAGGATGAAGGTTGCAGCCCGATCCTGGCCAACCGCAGCCAAAGCGTCGATTGCCTGGATAACCGCCAGCATCGGCTCGGGCATAGCGCGCTTCTGGTAGAGCACCGAGCGCACCAGGTCGAGCGAGTAGCCCGTCACTTTGCCGACCTCGTTGTGCTGGAGCCGATGACGGCGCAGGAAATCCTGCAAGACCACATGATCAGCCACGGGGTACCTCCTGGGATCGTTGAGACAAATAGGCTTCGACGCCGGCAAGCACCTCGGGGGCACTACCGTTGCGCACCAGGGCGCGCAGTAGAGCGTCGCAGCGGTCCAGGCGCCCCAGCAGGACCGGGAGCGAGGCCGCCAGCGTCCGGGCGTCCTCATGCGCCGCCAGGAGCGTGTGCAGCTCCCCAGCGGGCACCAGGACGTCGCCCGCATCGTCAGCCATTCCGCGCAACACCTCGATATGGTGCGGCGGGAGGAGGATGGCGGGCGTCATTGCAGGATGTGCTCGGGGTTGACCCCCAGCAGCGAGGCCGCCGCCAGGACGTTCTCCAGCGACGGCCGGGAGCCGCGCGTGGTGCGCGCGATCCCCTCCAGGCGCTTAGTCAGGCGCACGATGGCCAGGGCGCAGCGGATCTCCGACTTGTACGCGGCCTCCGAGGCCCACAGGCGCCCCTGCGCGGCGCCCTTGGTGTTGATCCCGTCGGCGATCTGGAACTGGCGGCCCATGGTGTCGCGGATGTATTGGCGGCCCACCTCGGCGATCAGCACCGGCTTACCGCCCGTTTGCGTGCCGAACACGCCTGGCTGGTAGTGGGCGCGATCGCCCGGTTTCAGGGACAGCGGGAAGGGAGCAGGAGCGGTCATGGCGGTCACTCTTTGGCGGCTTGTTGGAGGGCCGCTGACACGACGTCAGCGGCGTTCTGGTTCATTTCGTCATGGGACTGCGAGCAGGCGAGCGCCACCCGCAGGAACGAGCGCACATGCATCTGCCACAGCGACACCGGCATGACGATCACCGGCGGCAGATCCGCTTGGAAGCACGCCACCATCGCGGCCTTGGCCTCGGCCATGGAGTCGAAGCGACGGCGCCCCTTGAGGGACGGGCAGAGGTTGCCGAGCTTCGGGCCACCGGACATCGACACAACACCGATGGCGCAATGCGAGGTCAGCACCACGACGAACTTGTCGGCGTGCAGGCCGGCGGCGTCGGCGGCCAGCAGGGCGCGGTTGACCTGGTGCAGGTCCTCCGCAGTGCAAGGGAACCCGGGCAGGATCGGGGACAGGGAATCAATCATGGGGGCAACTCCTCGGGGGCAAGGATTAAGGGCAGGCAGCCAGGCGCACCTGGCGGATACGCACCTGCAGGTCGGCGGCCTGTTTGATCAGGTCGGTGAGCAGCAGGGACAACACGGGGTGGTCATTGGAGGCCTGGCGCTGAGCGTGGGTGACTTCGGCCACGGTCTTGATGGCGGCCTTTTCGGCGGCTTCGAGCAAGCCGCAGCAGAGAAACATTGACTGACTCATGGGGGCGTTTCCTCGTTAGGGAGTAGGTACACTGTACCCACTGTAAAAGACGCTAGCAAGTCAAAAGGTGCGCTTTTATAACCCACAGACATAAGGAACGGCGCGGCCTCCAGTCTCGCCAAACCCGCGCCAGGCCTGCCCCGGGCCCCCTCTCCGCCACTCCGGCCCGGTTTGTGGGGCCGCCAAACCCGCAGGTATAACGACTCCCACTGGAAAAATCCCACAGCACGCCCCCGCAAGGACCCCCGTCCCCATGACTTCCACCTGGAACAACCAAGAACACCTGCTAGCAAACCCTGCTTTTGGGAAAAGGGTTTGGTATGTTGGTGCGCATGAACACGAAAACATGCCATTACTGCAAACAAGAACGCCCGACCGAGAGCTTCGTATCGCTTCGCAAGTGCGCGGAGTGCGCCGCGACCAGAAAGTGCTACACCTGCGGGAAGCAAAAGCCTATCCAAGACTTCCCGCAAGAGACGTCGAAGGGATGCCGGGAATGCCGGCAGAGCGGCGCTGCACAGAAGAAAAAGGCCGCCCGAGCAGCCGCCGACTACCAGCAAAACAAGGCGGGGATATCCGTCAGAAACAAGGAATGGAAGGCGTCCAATGCGCCGAAATATCAATCGCAGCAGCGCGCCTATCGCAACCAGAAACGGTTAGAGATCCGCGACATGGTCCTGGAGCGCATGGGAGGGAAGTGCGCGTGCTGCGGCGAGAGGGAGCCGCTATTCCTGACCATCGACCATGTGAATGGTGGAGGGGCAATCCATCGCCGGCAGATCGGCAAAACCGATATGTGGAAATGGCTCTACCACAACGACTTCCCGGAGGGATTCCAAATCCTTTGCTTCAACTGCAATGCGGGCAAACACCGCAATGGCGGGAGGTGTCCGCATGAGCAGCTGGCAGAGTCGCATTGTCGGGAGCGGGACTGAGGAGCCAGGCCAGCTTTTAGCGAACCCAAGGAATTGGAGGGTCCACAACGACCTCCAGCGCAGCGCCATCAAGGCCGTGCTCGATGAGGTCGGCTGGGTGCAAAACGTCATCGTCAACCGCCTGACCGGCTACATCGTCGACGGCCACCTGCGCGTGGGCGTGGCCCTGGAGCGCGGCGAGGCCGAGGTGCCGGTGGTTTACGTCGAGCTGAGCGAGGAGGAGGAGGCTTTGATTCTGGCCACCCTCGACCCGATCGGGGGCATGGCCACCACCGACCAGGAGATGCTGAACAGCCTCCTGGCCGAGGTTGAGACGGACAACCCGGCGCTCCAGGCGCTGATCGACAGCCTCGTCGTCGACGCCGAGGGCCCGCTGGAGGAAACCGAGGAGCAGGGTCTAACCGACGACGACGACGTCCCGGGCGAGCGCGAGGAGACGGTCAGCCGCCAGGGCGACCTGTGGATTTTGGGCGAGCACCGCCTGCACGTCGGCGACAGCACCAGCGTCCAGGCCCTGGGCTACCTGATGCAGGGCGACCAGGCCGACCTGGTGTGGACCGACCCGCCGTACAACGTCGCCTACGAGACGAAGGCCGGCAGCATCCAGAACGACGACATGAGCGACCAGCAGTTCTATGAGTTCCTGCTGGGCTTCTACCAGGCCGCGATCGCCGTCACCCGCCCAGGCGGCGCCGTCTACATCGCCCACGCCGACAGCGAGGGCCTGAACTTCCGCCGGGCCATGATCGACGCCGGCTGGCTGCTCAAGCAGAACCTGATATGGGTCAAGTCCAGCGCCACCCTGAGCCGCCAGGACTACAACTGGCGCCACGAACCCATCCTGTACGGCTGGAAGCCAGGCGCCGCGCACTACTACTGCCAGGACTTCACGCAGACCACCGTCGTCGACGACACCAAGGACCTCAAGGCCCTGAGCCGTGGCCAGCTCGAAACCCTGTGCCAGGAGCTGCTCGACCAGGTCATCACCAGCGTCGTGTACGAGGACAAGCCGAGCCGATCGGAGCTGCACCCGACCATGAAGCCGGTGAAGTTGGTGCAGCGCTTCGTCGCCAACAGCAGCAAGCGCGGCGAGATCGTCCTGGACACCTTCGGCGGCAGCGGCACCACCCTGATCGCCTGCCAGAAGATCGGCCGCCGGGCCCGCCTGAACGAGCTGGACGAGAAGTACGCCGACATCATCATCCGCCGGTGGCAGGACTGGACCGGCATGGTGGCCGTCCACTTCGAGGAGCAAAAGCAGTTCTCCCAGGTTGAGGCCGAGCGCCTCGGCAAGTCCCGCGCCAGCAAAGGAGTGACCGCATGACGAAAAAGAGCCGCACCCGCCCCGACCAGCTCCTGGCCCAGGAGCGCAAGCGTAAGGCCTTCGCCTTGCGCAAGGGCGGCGCCAGTTACACCGAGATCGCCGACGCCCTGGGCATCAGCGTCTCGACCGCCCACGGCTACGTCAGCGAGCTGCTCAAGCAGCTGGGCGAGGCCACCCAGGAAGACGCCCAGGTGGTCAAGCAGCTGGAGCTGATGCGCCTGGACCAAATGTGGATGGCGCTGGAAGGGCAGATCCGCAAAGGCCACCTGCAGGCGATCGACAAGGGCCTCAAGGTCATGGACCGCCGGGCCAAGTACCTGGGCCTCGACAGCCCGATCAAGGCCGCCATCACCGACCCGGACGGCGAGCCAGGCGCCCTGAGCATCGTCGGCGCCGGCCTGGCGTCGCTGCTCAAGGCCGCCGAGAACACCGCCAAGGCGATGGGAGCGGGGAAAGCGTAAGGAATGGCCAGCGCCAAGGCACAGATGCCGCCGGTGCGAGAGGAGGAGCTGCATGCATACCTAACCCTCCGCAAACAATGGGCCGAAGACCCCGTGCGCTACGCCGTAGAGCGCCTGGGCCTTCGCCCAACCTGGCAGCAGAAAAAGCTATTTGAGGCATTGGCACCCGAGGGGGCCAAGGTTTCGTGCCGCGCAGGCCACGGTATCGGCAAGTCGGGCTGCACCAGCGGCGCCGCCCTGTGGTTCCTGGAAACCCGGGATTACGCCAAGATCCCCTGCACCGCGCCCACCAGCCACCAGCTGCGCGACGTGCTGTGGGCCGAGATCGGCAAGTGGGCGCGAAAGAGCGCCGACGTCAGCCTCAAGCGCGGCGATCACCCGCGTTTCTGGCTTACCAACCTGTTCACCTTCACCAAGGACCGCATCTACGACACCAGCGCCGCGTCGGAATGGTTCGCGGTGGCGCGCACCAGCGGCCGGGACAACCCCGACGCCCTCCAGGGCTTCCACGCCTCCGACCTGGAGATCAGCGAGGACGGCATGGGCGTCGTCGGCGACGAGCACGGCGAAGGCAAGATCTTCTTCATCATCGACGAGGCGTCGGGCGTCTTTGAAAAGGTGTTCGAGGTCGCCGAGGGCGCGCTGTCCAGCCACGGCGCCCGCCTGCTGATGCTGGGCAACCCGACCAGGACGTCGGGCTACTTCCACATGAGCCACCACCACGGCCGGTCGGAATTCACCTGCCTGCACTTCAGCTCGGCCGAGAGCCCGCTGGTTTCGAGCGACTACCGCGCCGGCCTGGTCCGCAAGTACGGCGAGGGCAGCAACGTGGTCCGCGTCCGCTGTGACGGCGAGTTTCCGAAGCAAGACGACGACACGCTGATCCCGCTCGAGCACTGCGAGCCCTGCATCACCCGCGAGCCATACGACGACACCGGCGAGATCCGCATCGGCGCCGACGTCGCCCGCTTCGGTAACGACCGGGTGGTGCTGACCGTTCGCCAGGAACGCAACCTGCTGCACGCCGAGATTCACGCCAAGCAGGACACCATGACCACGGCCGGCATGATCGTGAACCTGGCCAACAGCTTCGGCGCCCGTAAGGTGTTCGTCGACGTCGTCGGCCTCGGCGCCGGCGTGGTCGACCGCCTGCGCGAGATCCGCAAAGAGGGCAAGGTCAAGGCGCAGATCATCGAGGTCAACGTCGCCCAGGCCTCGCCCAAGCGCTTCAACCCCTACGAGGATGGCGAGGAGAGCGTCGAGGCCCAGGGCTTCCGCCTGCGCGACTACCTGTGGCTAGAGGGCGCCCGCTGGATCGCCCAGGAAAAGCCGTCGTTCTCGATGATCGACAACGAGATCGCCCAGGACCTGGCCGCCGAGCTGGCCACGGTCAAGTACAGCATCGACTCCAGCGGCCGCCTGCTGGCCGAGTCGAAAGACGAAATGAAGAAACGCCTGGGGCACAGCCCCGACATCGCCGACTCCCTCTTACTGACGTTCGCCCCCGAAGGCGTCGATGACCACGTTCTGGCCGCCATTGGCCTGGAACGAGAATCCCCCTGGAGCTAGATATGACCGAACCAGCCGTCGCCAAGATCCTCGACGCCACCGAGGAACCCACCGAAGACATCCGCAAGTTTGCCCCGGAGGAGGTCGGCAGCACCGGTCTCAAGCACGCCAGCGGCTACGTCAACGAGGAGTTCCTGCCCGAGCTGAAAGGCCGCAAGGGCATGCGCGTGTACCGCCAGATGGCCGACAACGACCCCGTCGTCGGGGCAATGCTGTTTGCCATCAACATGCTGATCCGGCAGAGCGATTGGAGCATGCAGCCGGCCGACGACACCGAAAAGGCCCAGGAAATGGCCGACCTGGCCGCCGGAATGCTGTTTGAGGACATGGAGAGCACCTGGGAGGACACCTTGACGGAAATCCTCACCATGCTGCCGTTCGGTTTCGCGCCGATGGAGGTGCCCCTCAAGCGCCGCAAGGGCCGTGACAACAAGGACCCGTCCCTGCGCTCCAACTTCGACGACGGGTACTGGGGTATCCGCAAGATGGCGCTTCGAGCCCAGGAAACCGTCGAGCGCTGGGAGATCGCCGAGAACGGCGACATCCTCGGCCTGTACCAGCAGCCCGAGAACGGCTCGCAGGTGTTCATCCCGATCGAGAACATGCTGCTGTTCCGCACGCAGAGCGTGAAGAACAACCCCGAGGGCCGGTCGATCCTGCGCAGCGCCTACCGCCCGTGGTTCTTCAAGACCCGCATCGAGGAGATCGAGGGCATCGGCATCGAGCGCGACCTGGCCGGCCTGCCGGTGGTCCGCGCCCCGGGCTCGCTGTTCAGGCAGGACGCCAGCCCCGAGGACAAGCGCACGCTCAAGGCGTACAAGGACCTCGCCCGGGGGATCAAGCGCGACACCAACGAGGGGCTGCTGCTGCCCAACACCCGCGACGACAAGGGCCAATACCTGTACGAAGTCAGCCTGCTGAGCAGCGGCGGCACCCGCCAGTTCGACACCACGGCGATCGTCGACCGTTACGACCGCCGCATCGCCATGACCGTCCTGGCCGATTTCCTGTTCCTGGGGCAGACCGCCGCCGGCAGCTTCGCCCTGTCCAGCGACAAGACCGCGCTGTTTGCCACGGCGATCGGCAGTTTCCTCAAGCAGGTCGCGGCGCCGATCAACCGCATCCTGCTGCCCGAGCTGTGGCGCAAGAACGGGCTCAAGTACGAGCTGATGCCAACCCTGGCCCCGGGCGACATCGAGAACCTGGACCTGGACCAGCTGGGCCGCATGCTCACCGCCATGACCGGCTCCGGGGCGCAGCTGTTCCCCGACCGCGAGCTGGAGAACGCCCTGCGCAGCCGCATGGGCCTGCCCGAGGCGCCCGAGGACACCGACCAGGACACCGTCGAGCGCGACGCGCGCCTGTACGGCGACGAGGGCAACCCCGGGGCCAAGGCACCGGCTGGCCAGGAAAAGCCCCAGCAGGGCCCAGCCAAGCCCGCCAAGCCCAAGCGGGAGGAGGCATAAGCCATGTGGGTATTCAACCGACCGACCGCGCCGGCCACCCGCATCGAGAAGGCCGCCGGCGGGCGTGAGGCGGCGATCGCCGACGCCCTCGACGCCCTGGCCAAGCGCTTCGAGGGGCCGCTGGCCGACGCCGTAGAGGCCGCGTATGCGCGCCTGTACCGCAAGACCGACCTCGAGGCGCTGGAAGTGGCCATCGCCACCGGCGACCTGGCCGCCGTCTTCGAGGCCCTGGGCATGGGCGACCCCAGCGACTACCTGGTCGAGGCCCGCCAGGCCCTGCGCCAGGCCTTCGTCACCAGCGCCCAGGGTGAGGCACCGCGGATCGGCGCCATGGCGTCGCTGGCCACGATTTACGGCGCCGGTACCGGCGTCGGCCGGGCCACCATCGGCCGGGGCGCCCTGCGCGCGATCGAGCACGCCGTCGGCGAGATCGAGGACGCCTACATCGAGACGCTGCGCGACCTGGCCAAGCCCGGGGCCGCTTTACCAAAACCCGTCCAGGCTTTACCAAAACCGGCCCTGGCTTTACCAAATGGCGGCAACGCTTTACCACCAGGTGGTAAAGGGCCAGGCGGCGGGGGCGGGGATGACGGCTTTACACCAGGTGGAAAGCCGGACTTCAAGCCCAAGGCCGCCGTCTTCCAGTTCGACGCCCTGAACCCCAAGGTGACCAGCTTTCTGGACAAGTACGAGCTGGACCTGATCGTCGAGATCGACGAAAAGGCCCGGGAAGGCATCCGCCACGTCGTCAACCAGGGCCTCAAGAACGGCGCCAACCCCCGCGACACCGCACGCGACGTGCGCCAGATCGTCGGCCTCACCGAGCGCCAGGCCGCCGCCGTGGGCGCCTTCCGCAAGCAGCTGCAGACGTTCCATGAGAAGAAAAGCGCCAGCCGCATGAACCTGGGCGGCAAGGTCAGCCGGGCCGCCGGCGGGGCGCAGACGTTCGCCGTCGACGGCTCCGGCAAGCCCCTGGACGGCATCTTCGACCGGCGCCTGCGTGACTTCCGGTACGACAAGACCCTGCAAGCGGCCATGGACACCGGCAAGCCCCTGACGCCGGCGCAGATCGACAAGATGGTCGAGGCCTACTCGCGCAAGTACCGCCGGTACCGGAGCGAGATGATCGCCCGCACCGAGAGCCTGCGCGCCACCAACGCCGGCATCCTGGCCAGCTGGCAGCAGGCCGCACAGGCCGGTCTTGTGGACGAGGATGCGATGCGGAAAACTTGGCTCACTGCCAAAGACGAGCGCACCTGTCCCATCTGTCTGCCCATGCCGGCGCTGAACAGGGGCGCCGAAGGCTATGGCATCCACATCAACGTTCAATTCAACACCGGCCACGGCTACGGCGTGCAGATGCCCCCGCTGCACCCCGCCTGCCGTTGCACGATTTTCATCCGATACGTACCGGCCGCACTTGCGGCATGAGGGGGAGCCAATGGCGTCTGTCGCCGAACTGCTGGAACGCTTAGAAGCTGTCACCAAGGGGGCCAAACAGCCCCGATTCCCCAAGGGCAGCCCCAAGGGTGGCCAGTTCAAGCCCAAGGGCGGCGGGGGCGGCTTCGGCTCCAGCCCCGTGCACACCGCCCAGCAGGCCCTGGCGCAAGCCAAGGAAGCGCTGGGCGCGACCCTGAATGCCGCGCCACACCCCAAGGCAGACGACGCCGGCAACCCCGTCACCGTGCATTTCCCCACCGCCCCGAGCCCGCGCGCCACCTGGATAGACCGCAAGGCGGTGGCCACCTTCGCCCCGGGCAGCTCGGTACCGAAGGCGCTGAACGGCGTCCCGTTCACCCCCTGGACCCCGCCGACCACCAAGGCAGGCTGGAACGCCGTGGCGGGCCAGATGCCGGGCAAAGAGCCGCCCCTGCCGCAGAAGTTCGACTACCAGGGCAACCCCAAGCGCCCCGGCGCCGGCGTGGTCATCCAGGAGCCCGATGGCCGCGTGTGGGTCGTCGAGCCGACCAACCACTTCGGCGGGTATGAGCACACCTTCCCCAAGGGCGGCGCCGAGCCGGGCATCAAGCGCCTGCAGGCCAACGCCATCAAGGAAGCGTGGGAGGAGAGCGGCCTAAAGGTCGAGATCACCGGCATCCTGGGCGATTACGAGGGCGACACCAGCGTCGCGCGGTACTACACCGCCAAGCGCGTGGGCGGCACCCCGGCCGACGCAGGCTGGGAAACCCAGGGCGTGAAGCTGGTACCGCCGATGCAGCTGGGCAAGCACCTCAACCGCATGCGTGACAAGCAGATCGCCATCGACCTGCTGTCCGGGCCGCTGGCCAAGGCCGAGGCCGAGCGCGCCACCCGCATCGCCGACTTCGTCGCCGAGCTGCTCAAGCGCGACGGCAAGGGCAAGGGGAAGGGCGGCAACGCCAAGCAGGCCCGCTACCCGAAGGGCGACCCGCGCGGGGGCCAGTTCAAGCCCAAGGGAGGCGCAGCCATGGCCAGCGCCGCACCAGGTGCTGTGGGAGCGGCCGCCAAGCCCGGGGCCGAGGCCGTCACCGCCGCCCAGGCGATCGCCGGCGCCAAGGCGCAGCTGGGGGCCTTCGCGCCCACCATGCTCACCGGCAAGAACCCGGACAACAGCGCCCTCAAGTCGGCCAACAAGAAAATCCAGGCGATCGCCGCCATGGCCAACGACGGCGACCTGGTCGGCCTGCACGCCATCAAGCCCACCGAGCCCGGGAAGGGCGCCAACCCGTACCAGAAAGGCGTGTGGAACGAGTGGCAGAAGGCCGTGGGCCACGCCCAGGGCCTGTCCAGTGCCGGCACCACGCCCGGTACCGGCGGCAAGGCCTCGCCACGCGGGCCGATGAAGGTCAGCGACCTGAAGTACTCCGCGCCCAAGCCCGGCGGCTCCAACCCGGGCGCCATCTACACCGACGCCAGCGGCGCCAAGTGGCTGGTCAAGGGCACCAAGGGCAACCCCGACATGGCGCACAACGAGGTGCTGGCGTCGCGGCTGTACAACGCCGCCGGCGCCCACGCCCCGGAAATGCGCCCGGTCGACCTGGGCACCGAGCACGGCGGCGGTACCGGCGTGGCCAGCCGCATGCTGGACGGCCCGCTGGAGAAGGTGAACGCCAGCCCGCAGAACATCGCCCAGGCACAGAAGCACTTCGCGGTCGACGCCTGGCTGGCCAACTGGGACGCCGTCGGCCTGGGCTTCGACAACATCGCCGTCACCGGCAACGGCACGGCCTCGCGCATCGACCCGGGCGGGGCGCTGCTGTACCGCGCCCAGGGCGCTCCCAAGGGCGCCGCGTTCAACAAGCACGCGAACGAGTGGGACACCCTGCGCGACGCCAAGAGCAACCCCCAGTCGGCGGCTGTGTTCGCCGGCATGACCTCCACCCAGCTGGCGCAGAGCGCGGCCCGCCTGGATTCGATCAGCGACGCCACCATCAAGCAGCTGGTCGACAAGCACGGCCCGGGCGACGCCAAGGGCAAGGCCGAGCTGGCCGAAACCCTGATCGCGCGCAAGGAAGCGATCATGCTCAAGGGTTACGAGGCCAACCCCACGGCGTTCAACGAGGCCCTGGTCGCCGGCGGCGGCAGCGCAGTCGGCGCAAAGGCCGCCGCCGCGCAGGCCAAGGCTGCCGCGAAGCCGGCCACCGCCCCAGTGAAGGTCAAGGCCGCCGAGGCTCCGGCCTCCTTTGCCATCCCGCCGGCGCCGACGGGCGCACCTGCCGCGCTGAAATCAAAGGACTTCGAGGGCTCGTCGTACCAAAAGACGATCGGCGTGGCGCACATGGCCGCCATCGAGACGAAGATGAAACAAGGCGGGGCGGCCTCGGCCGAGGCGTACCTTAAGGGCCTGGGCCCGGGGAACAGCGTCACCGAGGCCAACAACCTCAAGACCCTCGCTAACTGGGTGGCCGCGCAGCCCGGGGCGACGCCGGCAGCCGCTGGCGCCAAGGTCAACTCGTCTCAGTGGTGGGCGCAGAAGCACACCGAGCTGAAAGGCATGGCCGGCCAGCCGGCAGACAAGATTCAGTCGTTTATGACCGGCCTGATGGACACCCTGGGCGATCGAGCGGTGGACATGGCCCAGTACGAGTCGATCGGCAACCTGGCCGGCGCCCTGAAACAAGGCGGCGCCGCCCGGGTGAAGGCCACCGCCGCCGTCCAGGCCGCCACCAGCGCCGCCGCAGCGGCCAAGCCGGCAGCCAAAAAGCCCAACTACACCGCCACCGCACCCACCGGGCTCGTCTTCTGGAACAAAACCACCAAGGCGCTCGACGACGCACTCGCCGCCGGCGACACCGAGCACGCACAGAAGATCATCAACGACGTCCAGGACAAGATGAGCACCGCCAAATCGCCCAACAACAAGGCGAATATGGTCAAGTTCATGGCCTACGCGGCCGGGCAGATGCCGACGCCGACCAGTGCTCGAGCAAAGGCCACCGCCGCCGTTGAAAGCGCCACGGCCGCCGCCGTCGCCACCACCAGCGTGCCAAAGGTCGCGCCGGCGATGCCGAGCAAGCCCGCCACGGCGGCGCTGTCGTCGGCCGCCAACCCCAACAAGACCCTGCTGGCCAAGGTCGACCAGGTCGAGGCGATCGGCGCCGGTTTCCACGCCGGTAAGCTATCCAAGGCCGACGCCGAGGCCCAGCTGGCCGCCATCACCTTCGGCAGCAACACCTACGGCAAGAAAGCCGCCGCGTACAAGGCCGACACCCTGGCGGCGATCGGCGGCGCCGACATCACCCCGGCAGCGGTCAAGGCGGCCGCCGGCAAGCCGAAGACCCTGGCAGGGGCCGCCCAGGAAGCCACCGCCGCCGCAGCGGCCGTCAGCGCCAAGGCCAAGGCCGCCACCAAGGGCGCAGTCAAGATCGACCCCAAGCGCCTGACCGAAGCGCCGGACTTCCACAACTGGAACGGCGCCGGCAAGGGGCTGTCGTCGAAGGCGGAGAACAACAAGGCCAACCAGGACGAGGTCGGCGCGATCCACTCCATGGCCGTCGCCGGCAACCTGCAGGCGCTCAAGGCTTACCAGCCGCAGTCGCCGTCGAAGCACGTTGCGAGCTACCTGCAGCAGGTCATCGAGGACGTAAACCTCCAGCTGAATCCGCCGCCACCTCTCAAGTCGATCGACGTCGGCAGCGGCAAGACCATGGCGCAGGCCATCAAGGCCCTGGCCGAGCAGGCCAAGCCGCTGAAAAGCCCCCAGCAGGTCCTGGCCAAGCTGGCGCTGTATCCGGTGCTGGGCAAGGCCGAGGGCGCCAGCCATGCGGCGGTGCCGCAGACCCTCAAGCACGGCGCAGGCCTTACCCAGGGCACCTACGCGGCCCAATCGTCGGCCAACTTTGCCAAGCTGGACTCCACCAAGCAGAACGCCGTGCGCGCCTACACCGGCGCCGCTTACCACGACATCAACGCCAGTTTCCGCTCCGGCAAGCCAAGCAAGCAGGCGCTGGACGCCCACCAGGGCATCCTGGATGCGGGCGTGACGCTCAAGCCCGGCACGGTGCTGAGCCGCAAGGTCAATATGAGCGCGGCCATGGTGGACCAGATCGTCAAGTCGGGATCGGGCAAGATCATCCAGGAATTCGGCATCAGCTCGACCTCGATCAGCCCGAAGGTTTGGGGCGGAAACGTACATTTCCGCATGACCGCCGGCGACGGCGTCAAAGGTCTGTATGCCGGTACCGGATCGAGCACGCCCAAGGGCGAAACCATCAGCAAGCACCCCGGGGAGCTGGAAGTGCTGCTGCCGGCCAACCAGCGGATGGTGGTCACCGCCGTCCACCACGGCGGCCAGAGCGACGGGTATGGCTCCACCAGCCAGATCGTCGTCGACGTGACCCTATTGCCGAACAGTTGAGGCAGATTTGATGGCGCGGCGTGTGGGGCTTAGGATTCAGGGCAATAGGAGACGTCATGCTTAACAAAACCGACCACACGCTAGACCTGTCGATCGCCGCTGCGGAAAAGGACGGCAAGCCGTACCTTGGCGACCAGGCCGTTGTGCGCGACCTGGTCGGCGACCTGGGCAGCGAGGCGCTTAACCGCCTGGTCAAGTTCTCCAGCGGGGAGATTGACCAGGAGGCCGTCAGCGCCGCCGACGTCGCCGAGGCCACGGCCCTGGCTAAGGTGTTCCTGGGCCAGAACGACGAATACAACGTCGTCCAGGGCTGGAATGAGCCCGGCAAGATCGACGACTTTGTCGCAGCGCAGGCCAACATCGGCGAGGCCGACCCGGTCCAGCGCCTGGCAACCCTTTTCATCCTGGTTATCCAGGACATGTACGCGGCCGCCCGGCTGCTCGATGACGGTGAAGGCGAGGACACCGCGCGAGCAGCGATCGACGGGAGCCTCGACAGCGCCGCAGCCCTGCTGATGGGCATCCCCTACCACGAATACGAGGCCACCGGGCTCGACGACGAGAGCGACGCCGACCCCGAAGCCTAAGCGACACCGCAACACCCACAACGACCCCTTAACCCTGGATGGCCGACGGATTTACAACCGCCGGCCTTTTTGCGTCCGGCTGAAAAGGTGGCTTTATGGATTCATACCAGTACCAGGCAGAAATCGCCAAGTTCGACGAGGACGAGGGCGTGGTTTACGGCTTCGTGACCGTGTACGAGGAGGCCGGCCAACTGGTGTGGGACCGGCAGAACGACGCAATCGACGAAACCGAGGTGCGCAAGATGGCGCACCGCTACGTGAGCGAGGCCCGCGTCGCCAAGGTCATGCACGGCGGCCAGCCGGTCGGCGAGGTGGTCGAGAGCATCGTCCTGACCCGCGACATCCAGAAGGCCCTGGGCATCGACCTGGGCAAAGCCGGGTGGTTCATCGGCATGAAGCTGCACGACGAAGGCATCAAGGCCCGCGTTCGCAACGGCAGCCTGGCCGCTTTCAGCATCGGCGGTAAGGGCATCCGCCGCGATTACGAGGACCAGCAATGACCGCCCCAGCAAAGAAAACCAAGAAAACCACGCTGCACAACGTGGTGCTTGGCGAGATTTCCCTAGTCGATCGCGGTGCCAACCAGGGCAGCGCGGTCCTTTTGTTCAAGCGCGATGACACCGAGGACGAACCAATGCCGAAAGAACCCACCCAGGCCGAGCTGAATGCCCTGACCGAAGCCGTCACCAAGGCCGAGGAGGCCCTGGGCGAGCTGACCCTGGCCAACGAGGAGCTGGTCACCAAAAACGACCAGCTCGCCGGTCAAGTCGCCGCCCTGACCACCCAGCTGGACGAAGCGAAGGCGACCATCGCCAAAAACGCCGGCGGTGAGCCAGTCGACGACATCACCAAGGCCCTGGGCGAGCTGCCAGAGCCGGTGGCCAAGATGTTCAAGGCCATGCAGACCCGCGTCGACGCCGCCGAGGCGCTGATCGCCAAGCAGGCCGACGAGAAGGCGGTCGCGGCGTTCATCGCCAAGGCCGAGGCCTTCGACCAGCTGCCGACCAGCGCCGACAAGCTGGGCCCGCTGCTGATGCGCGTCGAGAAGGGCATGACCACCAAGGCTGACGGCGAGGAGCTGGAGCGCCTGTTTAAAGCCGCCCAGGACGCCATCACCACCGGCGCCGGCGACCAGGGCACCGGCAAGGGCGGCAAAGACCGCACCACCGTGATTGGCAAAGGCCACATCGAAGGCGGCGGCGACGCCGAAGCGCGCATTGCCAGCGCCGTGGTCGAGCTGCGCAAGGCCGACAGCTCGCTGTCCCCCGAGGAAGCCGAGGCCCAAGTCCTGATGCAACAGCCAGAGCTGTACGAGGCGTACATCGCCGAACGCAACGCCCGCTAACCGTACCGGCCGTCCACCGGCGGCCACCCCCAGCCATCAGTCGAGGAAACGCAAATGGCATATGAAGAAAACGTGAAGTGCATGAGCCGGGTGGCCGGGGAAGACCTGACCGCCTCGCAATACCGCTTCGTCAAGGCGTCGGGCGGCAAGGTCGTGCGCTGCACCACCGCCGGCGAGGCCGCCTTGGGCGTGGTGCAAAACCAGCCAATCATCGACGAAGCCGCCGCCGTTTCGGTTGACGGCAGCGTCACCAAGATCATCGCCGGCGCCGCCATCAACGTCGACGCGAAGATCACCACCGACAACCAGGGCCGCGCGGTCACCGCCACCACCGGCAACGCCGTCCTGGGCACCGCCATGATCGCGGCCGCCGCCGCCGGCGAAGTCATCAGCATCTTCCAGAAAGGCGCCCCTGCGGTCGTCTAACCCAACAGGTTAAGGAGTCACCATGGCAGGACCTACCAGCAACAACGTGCATGTAAACAAGCCGTTGACCAACATCTCGATCGCCTACATGCAGAAGGCCGAGAACTTCATCGCCACCAAGGTGTTCCCGAACATCCCCAGCACCAACCGTTCGGACATCTACTACCGCTACGATCGCGGCGAGTTCAACCGCGACGAGATGGAGCAGCGCGCCCCCGGTACCGAATCGAAGGGCGGCGGCTACAACATCGACACCGCGCCGGCCTACTTCTGCCGCGTGTACTCGTTCCACAAGGACATCCCTGACCAGGTCCGCGACAACGCCGACGTACAGATCAACGTCGACCGCGACGCCACCGTCTTCGTCACCCAAAAGGCGCTGATCAAGCGCGAAAAGCTGTGGGCCAACACCTACTTCAAGGCAGGCGTGTGGACCCAGGGCAAGGTAGGCGTGGCCTCCAACCCGTCGGGCAGCCAGGTGCTCAAGTGGACCGACGCCAACTCGGACCCGATCGCCGTGGTGCGCCAGATCAAGGCCGACATGGCCGAAGACACTGGCTATGAGCCGAACAAGATCACCATCGGCCGTCGCGTTTGGGACGCCCTGAAGGATCACCCGGACCTGATCGACCGCGTGAAGTTCGCCGGCGGCAACAGCAACAGCAACCCGGCCAACATCACCCGCGAGGCGATCGCCGCGCTGTTCGAGATCGACCAGATCCTGGTGATGAACGCCATCGAGAACATCGCACCGGAAGGCAAGCCGCCGGTACACAAGTTCATCGGCGGCAACCACTGCCTGTTCACCTACGTCACCCCGGAGCCAGGCCTGATGACCCCGACGGCGGGTTACACCTTCTCCTGGACCGGCCAGAGCGGCAGCGGCCCGATGGGCAACCGCATCAAGCAGTTCCGCGTCGAGACGCTGGAATCCGACCGCGTCGAGATCTCCATGGCGTTCGACATGCAGATCGTCGGCCAGGACCTCGGCTACTTCCTGCAAGACATGGCCTAACGGCAGGGGGCGCTACGGCGCCCCTTTCCCTTTGACGAAAGGAGGCCCCCATGGCCGATAACCGCTACAAACGCCCCCCGTTTAGCCCCAGTTTCCTGTTCATCGCCACCCGCGCGCTGATCCTCAACGGCACCGAGCACAAGGCCGGTGACCCCGTCGAAACCGACGGTATCCTGCTGCCGCGCCTGCGCCAGCTGTACGAAGGCCGCCGCATCGACGCGTGCCTGGACGAAAACGGCTACCCGCTGGTACGCGGCGTGACCGTGGCCGAGCAGATCCAGGCCCCAGTCCAGGAGCCGATCGAGCCGCCAGCGGCCGACGAAACCGACACCCGCACCGGCCACCTGGTCGGCGTCATCAACAGCCTGGGGGAGGGCATGACCCTGGCCCAGCTGCCCGAGGAGGAGCTGCGCCGCCTCGGCCTTGACCTGGAGATCGAGGGCGCCGCCCTGCTGCCACTGGAAGACCTGGTCGCGGCAATCACCGCCATCCCGCTGGAAATCCCCCAGGACGGCGATGACGTCACGATTCCGCCCGTAGACGGCCCTACCCCTGGCCCTATCCTGGAAGGCGCGCAGGCGGCCCCGGCAGCGCCCGTGGTGACGCCGAACGCGGCCGCCCTGGCCGAGCTGAAGGTTGCGCCCCGCTACCACGCCGAGCACCGTGGCGCCGGCCGCTGGTACGTCATCGACAGCACCACCAAAGAGCCTGTCGGCGAGCCAGCCGCCAAGGCCGAAGCCATCGCCCGCGCCGCCGAGTTGAACGGCTGATGGTCCGGGTCAAGGTTGTGAGCGACGGGACCCCGATGGGCACCAAACTGTTCGACGCCGACACCGGCGCCGAGCTGAAGCTGCCCGTGACCGCCATCACCTGGCACATCGACAACGACAGCCCGGGCCAGGCCCTGATCCGCTTGAACGTTGTCCAGGTTGAGGTTGTAGGCGAGGCCACCGGCCTCTCCCGCGAGGTGGAGGCGCTGCCAGCATGACGATCATTGTCGAGGACGGTACCGGCAAGACCGACGCCGTCAGCCTGGCCAGCGTGGCCGCTGCCGACACCTACTTCTCCGCCCGGGGCGACACCGCCTGGGCGGCGCTGGCCGAAGGCGATAAGGAGGCCGCCCTGGTGAAGGCCTCGGCAAGCCTCAGCGACGCCCAGCGTTACGCGTTCAAGGGCCGCAAGGCCCAAGGGTACGGCCAGCGCATGCCCTGGCCGCGTAGCGGCGCTGTGGAGCGCCACGGCGACGCCATCCCCGACAACGTCGTGCCGTTCCAAGTCGTCGACGCCACCTGCTACCTGGCCGGCCTCGTCGCCCAGGGCGAGGACCTGACGCCGGCGCTCAAGCGCGGCGGCCAGGTGCAGAGCAAGACCGTCGGCCCTATCACCACCGTTTACGCCGCCGGCGCCCCGGGCCACACCGTCTACCAGGCGGCGCTCGGCCTGCTGGCCAGCCTCCTGCGCTGCGAATCGGACGTCGACGGCATGCTGCCTCAGTGGGGCAACGACGACCCGGCCCAGTTCGACGTCGGCATGCACGACAACCCGAGCCACCGCCCGGGCTTCAACCCGGCCGCGCCCGAGGGTTATGACCTGTGACCATCTACGGCGACGAGATCGACAGCGCCCTGGAGGCGATCGAGGAGGCCGGCGGCCCCGTCGTGCTGCGCTTCGAGCAGCCAGGCGAGCGCGATCCTGTCAGCCAGGAGGAAACCGGCGGCCTGGTCCTGACCATGAACCGCCGCGCCGTCATCCTGCCGCCAGGCAAAAGCCGGGACTTTGAGCCCGGCAGCCTGGTCGGCCGCGACGTCGTGGAGTGCTGGGTGGCCGCCAAGGGCGCCCCGCACACCCCCGGGAAGGGCTGGCAGCTGATCGCCGGCGGCAAGACCCGCACCGTCTTCTGGCAATACGAGCTGGCGCCGGACGGGGCCCCGATCCTCTGGAAGCTCTACGCCGAGGCCTGACATGGGGAAACGCTTTGCATCGGACCTGTCCAGGATCATCAGGAAGGCCGGCGCCAATATGGATGCCGTCGCCGCCCTGACCTGCCAGGACCTGGGCCAGCTGGTCGTCGAGGGCACCCCCGTCGACACCGGCTTTGCACGCGGCAGCTGGCAGCCCAGCCTCAACAGCGGCACAGCCACCGGTACCGGCGAGCCCCTGAGCCAGCTGGCGCTGGTCACGGCGCAGATGCAGGCCGGCGACCGGTTCTTCTTCCTGAACAACACCCGCTACATCCTCCGGCTGGAGTACGGCTGGAGCCAGCAAGCCCCCAACGGCATGGTCCGCATCGCCCTGGCGCAAGCCAAGGCGATCGCCGAAGGCCACGCCCGCCGACTTCGAGGGAAGTAACCCATGAGCGAGCTTTTCAACGTCCGCGCCGCCCTACGGCAGCGGCTCCTGCAAGTGGCCGGATTGCCCACAGGTCACGCCTGGGAGAACGAAGGGTACGATCCCACCCCGGGCACTCCCTGGTTGAAAGAGAAGCTGATGCCGGCCAGTACGACGGTCGCCAGCTTCGGCAGCAATGGAGCGAGCGACGGGCTGCTGCGAGACGACGGCGTGTGGCAGATCACCGTGTTTTACCCGGCGGGAAAGGGCACCAAGGCAGCCGAACAGATGGCCAGCGCCATCTGCCAGGCCTTCCGGCCAGGGCTTAGCGGATTCATGACCTACGGGGAGACAACCGTGGTCAGCCGCAAGGCCCAGGCCGGGCCGGCGATGCCCGAGCCTGACTGGTACGGCATCCCCATCAGCGTCACGTACTACCTGCACCGCCCCAATAGCTAAACCACCAGGAAAGGAGACACCCCATGCCACTTGCATCTGGCGCTAACGTCGGCCTCAGCTACGTCAAAGAGGTCACTCGCGGCACCACCCCCGGCTCGCCGTCCATGAAGACGCTGCGCGCCATGAGCCGCAACATCAACAAGACCCGATCGGCGATCGTGTCGCAGGAACGCCGCCAGGACCGCCAGGTGGCCGACATGCGCCACGGCTTCGAGCAGGTCGGTGGCAGCCTGGGTTATGAACTGTCCGTGGCCAGCTTCGACGACATGCTCGAAGGCGCCATGTCCAGCACCTGGGTCAACGCCCCGACCCACGCAGCGGTCAACTTGGCGGCCGCTTCCGGCACCAACAAGTTCACCCGCGCCAGCGGCTCGTTCCTGACAGACGGCTTCTTCCCGGGCTGCGAGGTCAACGTCACCGGCTTTGCCACCGGCGGCAACAACGGCCGCGCGACCGTGGTGTCGGTCACCGCCCTGGACCTGTTCGTCAGCAAGACCCTGACCACCGAGGCCTCGGCCGCCAGCCGCACCATTGCCGGCGTCGGCAAGATCCTCAAGGTGGGCAGCACCCTGACCACTTACACCCTTGAGCGTCGTTTCCCGGACGTTGCCCAGTACCAGGTGTTTCGCGGCGTGGCCATCAACAGCATGAGCATCAGCATGCAGCCCGACCAGATGATCGGCGGCACGCTGGAACTGCTGGGCATGAGCGGCGGCGCCTTCGCGGGCTCGTCCCTCGGCACCCCGGCCGCCGCCCCGAGCAACAGCCCGCTGGTGGCGTTCCAGGCCAACATCCTGGTCGACGGCGTCCCGCAGGCCGTTGTCACCAGCCTGGACCTGACCATCGCCAACGGCCGCTCGGTGCAGCCGGTGTGCGGCTCCCGGTTCAGCCCGGACGTGTTCGAGGGCACCGCCCAGGTCACCGGCAACCTGTCGGCGTTCTTCGAGAACGCGACCCTGCACAACATCTTCGAGAACGAGCTGGAGAAAGCCATTTCGTGCCGGATGGATGACCCGAACGGGACTGACTTCCTGGCCGTGCACATGCCGCGCACCAAGTTCAGCTCCAGCACCATGGACCCGCCGCAGGAGGGCCCGGTAACCAGCCAGTACCAGTACCAGGCCCTGGTCGACTCGGCCACCAACACCTCCCTAATCATCCAGCGTTCTAACTAACCCGCGAGCGCTTCGCCCTTTAGCGATATCGCTATTTCGCTAAACCGCTAAAAGAGCGAAGCGCCGCACCAAACCCCAAGCGAGGAAAGCCCCATGTTTCAAATGCCAGCATCGTTCGACACCGTAGCCCACGCCGATCAAGGCGCCGCCCTGGAAGTAGAAGGCCCGAACGGTGTCGTTGACCGCGACGAGCACGGCCGCGCCAAGATGATCATCTTCCTGCAGGGCTCCGACTCGCAGGCGTACCGCACCGCGCAGAACATCAACCTGAACAAGCGCCTGGCCAAGCGCAACGTCAAGATGACCGCCGAGGAGCTGGAAGCGGAAACCATCAACATGCTCGCCGGCGTCACCGTGCGCTGGGAAGGCTTCCTGGGCCTGGACGGCCAGCCGATCGCCTGCACCCGCCAGTCCGCCACCGCCCTGTACACCAAGTACCCGTTCATTCGTGACCAGGCCGACCGCTTCATCAACGAGCGCGCCAATTTTTTGCCGAGTGCCGAGGCGCAATCCTCGAATTCGCCAAGCACCAGTTCTGGCTCGGTGACCGCATAAGCGCCGACCCGAAGGCGATCACCAACAGGCAAAACCTGGAGCAGGTCGAGCGCGCCGCCGGCCGCAGACCTGCCCAACTCGATGGCCCCGAGCTGCCGGCCGCCGTCGATCACGTATGGGGCTGGTATCTGGAGCTGCACGCCGCGCGCGGTGGTAGCGGCTTCGGACCCAGCCCCATCGGCTTTACAGAAATGGCCGCCTGGGCGGCGCTCACGGGCAACCACCCATCCCCCTGGGAGGTGGAAACCCTGCGAGCACTGGACCAGGCGCACCTAGATCACCAGGCGGAGAACAAACCGCCTACCAAGCAGCAGGGTGGTGCATGAGCGAAGACATCGCGGTATTGGGCTTTGAGGTCGACACGGGCGACATCAAGCGAGCACGGGACGAACTGGGCCGATTCGAGAGCCAGGGGCGTCAGGTCGAGACAACCGCGATTCGGATGGAGCGCATGGTTACGTCGGCGTTCAAGTCGATCGCCGGCGTCGCCACCACCCTTGCACGACAGATCGGCAGCCTGGCGCGCGCCTGGTCCCTTTACGAGGTGGCCACGGCCGCAGCCACCGGCTCCGTCCTCAAATTGACCGCTGCGCTGGCCGGTAACGCCAGCGAGCTGCGCAAGCACGAAGAACAGGCCAAGGCCACCAGCAAGGCGCTGCAGCTGCTCAAGGCTGGCATGGCGGCGATCGGCATCAGCCTGGGCGTCAGCCAGCTGATGAACTACGCCGACACCTATGGCGCCCTGCGCGGGCAGATCATGCTAACCGCCGAGTCCACCCAGGCGATGAACAGCGCCTGGCGCGACCTGTACCAGATCAGCCAGCAGACCGCGCAGAGCCTCAAGGGCACCGTCGAGCTGTACGCCCGTATGGCCCGGGCCAGCCAGGAACTGAACCTCAACCAGACGCAGCTGGTGAGCATCACCGACACCATCAACAAGACGCTGATGATCAGCCGGACCCCGGCCGCGTCGGCCGAGGCGGCGCTGTTCCAGCTCAGCCAGGCCATGGCGTCGGGCGCCCTGCGCGGCGACGAACTGAACTCGGTCATGGAGCAGGCGCCACGGCTCGCCCAGGCGATCGCCAACGGCCTGGGCGTCTCGATCGGCCAGCTGCGCGCCATGGGCGCCGAAGGCCAGATCACCGCCAAAAAGATGATCGGCGCCCTGCAGCAGCAAAAGGACTACATCGACCAGGAATTCGCCGGCGTATTCGTCAGCGTCAGCAACAGCATGGCTCGCGTCGACAGCACCATGATCCAGCTGGTGGGCCGCGCGGACGAAGCCGCCGGCGCGTCGGCAGTGTTCGGCAAGGCGATCGCCGACCTGATCACCCGCCTGGAGTCCAACGAAGCGCTCAACAGCACCACCACGGCCGTCAACCTGCTGGCCGTCGCCCTGGACGTCGGCGCCAAGGCGCTGATGTTCATGATCGACCACCTGGACGTGTTCATCGGCCTGTGGGCCGCCGGCAAGGTCGCCGGGGCCATCCTGAGCGCCACCAGCGCCCTGACCGCCTTCAGCGTCGGCACCCGGGCGGCGGCCGTGGGCGCGTCGGCCCTCGGCCTGAGCCTTGGCACGGCCTCCAAGGCCGCTGCCGGCTTCGGGGCGGCCATTGCCCTCACCAACCCCCTGGGCGCGCTGCTGGGCCTCCTGAGCGCCGTTGCGGCGGTCTATCTGCTGTACGCGGCCAACGCCACCACCGCCCAGGAGGCTGAAACCGCCTTCAACAAGACCCTGGTGGACACCGGCCGCAACGCCCAGGAGTACCTGAAGCACCTCAAGACCCTGAACGAAGCCAAGCGCGAATCGCTGCGCCTGGACCTGGCCAAGAACCTGGAGGCCGAGAACGAGGCCATGAAGGGCGCCGTGGCCAATATGCGCGAGCAGCTCGAGCAGCTCACCCGCCTGCAGCACGCCTCGGGCAAGACCGGTGCACCGACCAGCATGGCCGAGCAGCAAGCCACCCTGGCGCGGCAAAAGCAGGTCGCCGACCTGCTCGAGCAGGGCAGCACCGGCAAGATCGACAGCCAGCAGATGCTGGAATCGCTGACCGCCATCGCCGAGAAGGCCGGCATGACCGGCAAGGCCATGGACGATTTCAAGATGCGGGTGGGCGCGGCCGCCGTCCAAATGGACGATAGCGCCAAGCGCGCGGCCAACTACCAGGCCCGCATCGACCTGATCAAGAACCCGGCCGACATGGCCGCCCAGGCCATCCTGGGGCTCAACAAGAACGTTACCGACGGCGCCAGCGGCATGGACGCCAACGGCGAGGAGTGGTCGAAGTTCATCGGCAAGCTGGTCGCCGCCCGCGACACCATCGGCATGCTCAAGTCGGAGGAGGTCGCCTACCAGGCCGCGCAAAAGGGCTTCTCGCCCGAGCGCCAGGCCTATGTGGTGGTGCTGGCCAAGCAGGCCGAGGCCCTGAACAAGTACGAGAAAGCCCTCAAGGACGCCAACACCGCCGAGGCCGCCAAGGCCAAGGACAGCGCCATGCGCACCGCCGTGCTCGAGGCGAACGCCATGCAGGCCATCGCCATCGCCGAGAAGGCCGCCATGCTGGCGCCGCTGGTGGCTGAGGGCGTTATGACCGTCACCGAGGCCGCCAACCGCACCGGTGCCGCCGGCGCGAAGGCGTACCAGGACACCCTGAAAGCCGCCCAGGACCGCATGACCGGCATCCTGGCGACCATCAAGGCCAACACCACGCCCAGCAAGGACACCCAAAAAGACGCCAACCGCGAGGCCGACGCGCTCAAGGACTTCATCAAGGACCAAAAGAACGCCATCGACAACGCCAACCGGCTGGCCGAGGCCTACGGCAAGAACGCCGAAGCCGTGCGCGTCGCCGGCATCCAGGCCGAAGTCGAAAAGGAGATGCTCAAGGTCAACGCCTCGGCCCGCCAGCAGGTCGTCGACCTGATCAACAAGGAACACGACGCCCGCGATCGCGCCGACCTGGCCAAGACCACCGCCGAGCTGCAGAAGGACACCGCCGAGCAGCAGGCGCACGCCACCGCCATCCTTGGGGGTGAGGCCGCCCTGCGCGCCTACAACAACGAGAAGGCCATCAGCGCGGCCCTGTCGGGCAAGAACGCGGCAGCGGTCAAGGCCGAGGCCGAGGAGCTGCGCAAGGCCCAGGCGGCCAACGACAGCGCCCGCCTGCGCGTCGACCATGCCACCGAGCTGCAGCGCATGGTCGAGTCCACCGCCAACGCCCAGGAGAAGTACAACAAGCAGGTCGCCGACCTGGAGAAGCTGGCCAAGGTCGCCAAGACCCCCGAGCAGGTCGAGGCCATCCGCCGATCGCTGATCGCGGCGAAAAAGGAGTTGATCGAGGCACAGAACCAACTGGACCCGATGGCGCAGAAGTTCGCGTCGATCGCCAGCGAGATCGAGGACGGCTTTAAAGAGTCGTTCATTTCGGCCTTCACCGAGGGTGAGAACGCCTTCCAGAAGATGACCGACGGCATCAAGTCGATGTTCAAGCGTCTGGTCGCCGAGCTGGCCTACCAGGCCGCCATCAAGCCGATTTTGCTGCCGATCCTCCAGGGAACCGGGCAGATGATGGGCCTGAACAGCGGCAACGTGACCCAAATCCTCAACAACGTCCTGGGCAACGGCAACGGCGCCACCGCCGGCGTCGGCGGCGGCAGCGTCACCAGCAGCGGTGGCCTGCTCCAGTCCCTCGGGAAGCTGTTCGGCGGCTCCGGTACCGGCGGCAGCAGCATTGGCAGCAGCGGCCTGTCGTTCCTCCAGTCCCTGGGCAACGTGGTCAGCACCGGCGCCAGCAACGCCACCAGCTGGTTCAGCAACCTGTTCAGCGGCGGCGGTTTCAGCGCCGCCAGCAGCGGCGGGGGCGGCGGCAACCTCATGAGCACCATGAGCAGCCTCAACCAGGCGTACACCCTGGGCAAGGGCTTTATGGCCAACGTCGGCAGCGGCGTCAGCGGGCTGTGGAACGGCGTGCAGGGCGCATTCGGCGGCAACAGCGTCGGCCTGGGCCTGTCCCAGTTCGGTGGCTGGGCCAGCGGCACCAGCGGCCTGCAGGGCGCGACCATGGCCGGCGGCAACATTTCCGGCGGCATGTTCGCCAACGCCGGCACCATTTCCAACCTCGGCTACATGGGCTACGGCATCGCCGGCAACTACATCGGCGACTGGGTCGGCGGCGGCAAGTACTCCGGCGCGCTCGGCTCGGCCGGCGCCGTCGTGGGCGCAGCGGCGGGCGTTTCCAGCGCCGCGCTGGGCGCCCAGGTGGGCGCGTTCGCCGGCCCGGTCGGCGCCCTGGCCGGTGCCGTCATCGGCGGCCTGATCGGCTCGCTGTTCGGCTCGAACAAGAAGCTGAAAGAGCAGGGCATCGAGGCCAACTTCTCCGGTACCGAAATGACCGACGGCCGCCAGTACCAGGTGTGGGTCAAGAAAAAAATGTTCGGCAAGAAGAAGAAGTCGATCAAGTACCTGGACCTTCCCGACGGCTTCCAGAGCGAGGTCAACGAGAAGCTGGGCGGCCTGGCCGACTACATCGACAGCGTCGGCGACACCGCCGGTATTGACCTGTTGAGCCGCACCGCCGCCGTCAACGGCCAGTACCACGGCGGTACCGACGGTTTCAGCGAGTGGATGGACGGCTACGTCGAGAAGCTGCTGACCGCCGCCGCCCCGAACATCGACAACTTCAAGAAAAAGGACGAGACGACGCAGGACGCCTTCGGCCGCCTGGAACAGATCTTCAAGAACTACGCCTCGATCAAGGACATGGACGCCACCGACATCAGCAAACAGGTGGAATCGCTCAACGCCGCCCTGGCCGAGGCCTCGCTGGCCTTCGAGACGGTCGCGGCCGACGCCACCAAGATGGCCGAGATCGAGCAGACCCGCGCCGCCAACCTGCGCAAGCTGGCCGACGGCCTCGAGGACGCCGCCAAGCAGTCGATCGGCATGAGCCTGACCGACCAGCAGGCCATGGCGCTGCGCGATTACGACAAGCAGGCCGCGCTGACCCGCAAGGACGCCGCCCTGGTGGGCGCGAACCTCGGCCTGATCGAAGCCGGCATCGAGGCCGGTCGCAAGGCCGTCATCGAGCAGTACCAGGAGCAGATCCGCAAGCTGGACGTCAACCTGGACCAGCGCCAGGCCGTGCTCGGCTACATGGACCGCGAGGCCTCCGTCATCGCCCTGAAAGAGCAGCAGCGCGCCGAGATGGCCAGCGCCAAGGCCGCCGGCTACAGCGCCGCGCAGCTGGAGCGCCTGGCCAGCGTGCTCGCCGGCGAGTTCGCCGACGCCATGAAACAGGCCGATATGGCCATCCGTGGCGGTAACGCCAGCATCGCCAAGCGCCTGGCCGACCTGGGCGACGACACCGAGGCCAAGCGCAAGGCCATGCTGGCCGTGTTCGACGCCCAGGCCGAGCAGGAGCTGGAGCAGGCCAAGCACAACGGCCTCGACATCGTGATGCTCGAGCAGGTGCTGGCCGCTGAGCGCCTGCAGGCCATCAAGAACTTCAACGAGCAGGCGATCGCCGCCGCCAAGGAACTGGGCGAGAGCTACAAGGCATGGCTCGACGGCCAGAAGCTGGGCGACACCAGCACCCTGACCCCGGCCGAGCGCCTGGCCGAGGCACAGCGCCAGTTCGACGCGCAGCTGGAGAAAGCCCGGGGCGGTGACAAGGACGCCCAGGGCAGCATCACCGGCTACGCCGACCAGCTGCTCAAGATCGGCCGCGACTTCTACGCCAGCAGCGAGCAGTACACGACGATGGCGGATTTCATCCGCAAGACCATCGAGAACCTGGGCAAGCAGCTGGAGCTGCCGGGCTTTGCCACCGGTACCTACAACGCACCCCGGGGCATGGCATGGGTCGGCGAGCAAGGCCCCGAGCTGGTCGCCTTCCGGGGCGGCGAGCAGGTCTACACCGCCGGCCAATCGGCCGCGATGGCCGCTGGCGCTGGCGGGACTGGCGGCGGGCAGGGCGGCGCCGGTGAGGTGGTAAAAGCCATCGTCACCACCGGCCAGGACCAAACCCAGCAGCTGGGCGAGCTGGTCGACCTGTTCGGCGAGCTGCAGGACGAAGTGAAAGGTATGCGCCGCGAGCTGCGCCGCATGAACGAGAAACCATAAGGGCCACCCATGAGCAAACTCACCAACTACGCCGAAACGGCGCTGACCAACCACATCCTGGGCAAGGCCGCGTACACCATGCCCACCACGGTTTACCTGGCGCTGTTCACCGCCGACCCGACCGATTCGGGCACCTTGACCGCCGAGGTGCCGGCGAGCCGAGGCTACGCGCGCCAGGCCATCACCAGCACCATGTCGACCAGCTCGGGCGGCTCGACGTCGCAGAACGCGGCCGACATCAACTTCGGCCCTTGCGTGACCACCAGCTGGGGCACCGTGACCCACATCGGCATCGTCGACAGCGCCACCATCGGCGCCGGCAACCTGCTGTTCTACGGGCCGGTAACCGCGAGCAAGGCGGTGGCGGTCGGTGACTCCCTGCGCTTTGCAGCGAACAACCTGACCGTATCGATCGACTAAGTCACCCCTTAACCGCAGGAGGGCGCGGCCGTGTTCAGTAGTTCGCCGTTTTCGGTCACGCCCCTAGCGGCCTTTTCCACCGCCGGCACCCACGACGTCGACGCCGACCTGGCGGGCGCCGGCAGCGTCACCGCTGATGCCGATCGGCGCGCGGTGGCCACCGCCAGCGTCGCTGGCGCCGGCTCCATTACCTCCGTCCCCAACCTAATCGAGCCGCTGGACGCCGACACCCTCACCGGTGCCGGCACCCTTACGGCCGACGCTGACCTGCGCGCGGTGGCCACCATCACCGTCGCCGGCGCCGGCACGATCACCGCAAACCCCGATCTGTACGCGGTTGCCGAGGCCGACGTCGCCGGTACCGGCAGCATCGACGGCGAGGCCGACCGCCGGGCGGTGGCCACCGCCTCGGTGGCAGGGGCGGGCACCATCACCGCCAACCCTGACCTGTACGCCGTGGGAACGGCCAGCGTCGCCGGCGCCGGCAGCATCGATGGCGACGACGAGCTGATCCACGGCCCGACGGCCAGCGTGGCCGGTACCGGCACCATCACCGGCAACGGCGGCTACCCGCTGAGCACCGACGCCTACGTGCTGAACGGGCGCGGCTGGCTGGGCGACCCCGAGGAGGTGGTGCCCTTCGCCGGCGGCGCGTTCGGTGAGGCGCCGATCGGCGGCGGTATCCGCCAGGGCACGCTCACAGGCTTCTGGCTGGACACGGACGCCGACGTCGCCGGCGCCGGCAGCGTTACCGCCGTTCCAGGGGCCATCCGGGGCCCCACGGCGTCGATCGCCGGCGCGGGCGATATCGACGGCGCCTTTGACCTGCTGTTGGGCTTCACGGCCACCGTAGCGGGCGCAGGCTCGATCACCGCCAACCCGGACCTGTACGCGGTGGCCACGGCCAGCGTGGCCGGTACCGGCGATATCGACGGCGACGAGCAGCTGATCAACGGCACCGGTGCCAGCGTCGCCGGCGCGGGATCGGTCACTGCCGACCAGGACCTGCGCGCGGTGGCCACCGCATCGATCGCCGGCGCGGGCAGCATCGACGCCGAGCCAGAGCTGATCAACGCCGCTGACGCCGACCTGAACGGCGCCGGTACCGTCACCGCCGCCCCGGGCGCCGTTCGCGGGCCGGTGGCCACCGTCGCCGGCGCCGGCAGCCTGGACGCCGCCTACATCATGGAAGTGGTGTTGAAGGCCACTGTGGCGGGCGCAGGCAGCATCACCGGCTACCCGAACCACATCGAGGCCCTGAGCACCACCCTGACCGGCGCCGGATCGGTGTTGGAGGCCGACCCGGAGAAGATCAACGGGTTTACTGCCAGCGTCGCCGGCGCCGGCTCTGTTACGGCCTTTGCCGGCCGGGAGCAGATGCTGCGCGCCAGTCTCGCCGGCAGTTCTTCGGTCAAGGCCAAAATTGTTAGCCTTTTCGAGCTGTTAGCGACCAGTCCGACGATTCAGCGGGTGTTTGCGGTCGAGATCAGCCCCGAAACCTTCCGCGTACCGGGCAAGGCCCCGGGCGCCCCCGCCGCATTGCCCAGCACCCCCGTGGCCAAGCTGCTGTTACGCCCCGAGGAGAAACGGGTGTTCACCGTTGAAATCGGCGTCATGCAGGTGCGCGCCCCGGGGCCGAGCAGCGGCACCGTCAACCCCGCGCCAACGGACCCCCTGGCCAAGGTGGTCAGGGCGCCGGACGCCAACCGAATCTACACGCTCGAATTCGAGCCAGAAGTAAGGGTCGCATAATGTTCTTTGGCGCCTACGCCTTCTCCGAATTCCCCCTTGGCATCCTGATCGGCGAGCAGACCGGGGCCTACGGCCTCACGACCGTCTACGCCGCCAGCCAGGGCTTTATCAGCAAGGCCACCGACACCCCGTCGCAAACCTACTTCGAGGGCCGCCTGGACGTGCCCCTGCGCTTTGAGCGCAGCCTGATCGGCCAAGGCGAGCCCGCCGGCCAGGCCGCGACCGGCTGGGGCGATATCGAGATGCTCAACAGCGACGGCTACTACGACAGCATTGTTACCGGCAGCGCCGTCGACGGCCGGCGGGTGACGGTCAAGGTCGGCGCCGAGGACTTCGCCTATAGCGACTTCGGGGTCATCTTCGACGGCACCGCGCGCGGCTGGGAGGTCGACGAAGACCGCGTGCGGCTCCTGGTGCGCGACTTCGGCTACAAGCTGGAGATCCCGATTCAGCGCGACCTGTACACCGGCGCCGGCGGCCTGGCGGGCGACGCCAACGTCGTGGGCCGGCCCAAGCCGCTGCTTTACGGCAAGTGCCTCAACGTTTCGGCGGTGATGGTCGACGCCACCCAGCTGCTGTACCAGGTCCACGACGGCGCCCTGCGCTCGCTCGATGCCGTGTACGACCGGGGCGCCTTGCTCACCCCGGGCACGGGCTACAGCGTCGACCTGGCCACCGGCAGCTTCACCCTGTCGGCCATGCCGGCGGGCGAGATCACCGTCGACGCGGTGGGCGAGGTGCTGACCCCGGCGTCGCTGTTCACCGGCGGTACCGGCGGCGCCTGGCTTGACCCCAGCGACTTCTCGACCATGTGGCAGGACTCGGCGCGCACCACCAAGGTCACGGCCGTGGGCCAGCCGGTCGGCTACCTGGCCGACAAGAGCGGTACCGCCCGCGACCTGTGGCAGCCCAGCGCCGGCGCCCGGCCGACGCTGCAAAAGGACGCCACCACCGGGGCCTATTACCTGCAATTCTCCGGGGCCCAGTTCCTGGTGTCGGTCACCAGCGCCGCCTACCAATTCAGCCTCGGCGTTACCGCCGTGGTGGCCGCCCAGGCCGCCAGCTGGAGCGAGCTGGTCAGCCGCAAACTGATGACCACCAGCAGCAACGGCGCCAACGGCTGGGAGATCGGCCACTACAGCGACGGCGTCACGGCCAACACCGGCACCATGATCACCCTGGGCGGGGCCGCGCGCAGCGTGCTGTCGCCGGCCACCCTGGCCGCCGGCAACCACGTACTCACCACCTGGTGCGACCTCAAGGACGTCGACCTGCGCGTCGAGGCCGTCGAGAAGGCCAGCTACACCGGCGCCGGCGGCACCATCGCCTACCCGGGCACCGCAACCAGCTTCTTCCTGGGCTGCCAGGGCGCCACCGGTGCCACCGCCGCCGGCTCCTACTGGAACGGCCGGTTCTATGGCGCCGTCATCCTCGATCGGGCGGCCAGCGCCAGCGAGCTGTCGATCGCCGAGCGTTACCTGCAGGACGTCGTCAACCTGGTGGCCCCGATGACCGTCACCACGGCCGACATCATCAACCACATGGCCAGGCGCCACGGAAACCTGGCCGACAGCGAGATCGACAGCGCCGCCATGGCCGCCTGCCGCAGCGCCAACGGCGCCGCCGTCGGGATCTACATCAACGAGCAGGCCAGCCTGCGCGACATCCTGGAAGCCTTGGCCAAGGGCATCGGCGGGTGGTACGGCTTCAGCCGCGCCGGCAAGCTGCAGGCAGCCGTGTTCAAGGCCCCGGCCGGGGTGTCGGAAATGGAATTCGGCCCGATCGAGATCCTGGACATCGAGCGCCTGCCGCTGCCTGACAGCATCAACCCGCCGAACTGGCGCCGGCGCGTCATGTACGCCCGCAACTGGACCCCGCAGACCAGCGACCTGGCCGGCTCGGTCACGGCCGAGCGCCGCGCCGAGCTGGCGATCGACGCCAAGCTGGCGGTCGCCCAGGACGCCAGCATTCTGAGCCGGCACCTGCTGGCCACCGACAGCGCCCCGATCGTGGCGTTCTTCAACAACGAATCCTCCGCCCAGGTCGAGGCCGACCGCCAGCTGGGCCTGTACGGCGCCGCCCGGTCGATGTACCGCGTGGAATTGAAGACGCAAGCCTTCTTGCTGGACCTGGGCGACGTCATCACCCTCAAGTTCCCCCGCTGGGGCCTGGACAACGGGCGCCAGTTCGCCATCGTCCGGGTCAGCGAGGACGCCAGCACCAACAAAGTCGAACTAACCGTATTCGGGTGACCCTATGCCATCTGCCATCCTCGCCTGGGACAACAAGGCCGCCCCAAGCAGTACCATCATCACGCCAAGCACCGAGGTGGCCACCCTCCCGGCCGAGAACCTCAAAGACCCGCACATTGCGAAAAAGTGGCGCACCACCAGCGTCACCAGTCAGAACCTGCGCATCGACATGGCCAGCGCCCAGCCGGTCCAGGTCGTCGCGCTGATCGGCACCAACCTGACTGCCGCCGCCACCTGGCGCGTGCGGGCCAGCAGCAGCGATCCCCTGGTGGCCACCGGCATCGTGTACGACAGCGGCACCGTGTCGGCCGGCATCGACACGCGCTACGGCCTGGCGTCGCTGATCATGGCCAGCGAGATCAGCGCCCGGTACTGGAAAATTGACCTCACGGACAGCGGCGCCAGCGGCTACCTGCAGGCCGGGCGCCTGTTCATGGGCCCGATGTTCCAGCCCAAGGTCAACTACTCCTACAACTGGTCCGTCGCCTACATCGACCCCAGCCGCAAGAACCGCAGCCGGGGCGGGCAGACCTATATCGACATCCAGCCGATGTACCGGGCCGTCGCCTTCAAGTTCGACTTCCTGACGCAAACCGAGGCCCTGGGCGGCGTCCTGGAGATCGACCGCAACTGCGGCCTGCACCGCGACCTGCTGGCACTACTGGACGTCGACGGCAGCAACCGGAGCGAGCAGGCCATCTGGGGTACGCTCGAATCCACCTCAGAAATCAGTAACCCGAGCTTCGGGGTTTACAACAAAGCCTATCGAATCGAGGAGAGGCTCTAAATGGCGTTCAACGTTGCGGATCGCGTCCGCGAGACTTCCACCACCACTGGTACCGGCACGCTGTCGCTCGGCGGCGCAGCGTCCGGCTACCAGACGTTTGTCGCCGGCATTGGCAGTGGCAACAACACGTACTACTGCATCACCGACGGCACCGCGTGGGAAATCGGGATCGGCACCGTCACCAGCGGCACCCCCAGCACCCTGAGCCGCGACACCGTGCTGACCAGCTCCGCCGGCGGCACCACCAAGGTCAACTGGGCCGCCGGCACGCGCGACGTGTTCTGCACCTTGCCGGCCGACAAGGTCATCAGCCCGGAATACGGCCTGCCGGCCGGTACCGTCTCGCTGCCCGCGCTGGCCTTTCTCGGCGACACCAACACCGGCCTGTACCAGCCTGCAGCCGACCAGCTGGCGATCACCGCCGGCGGCAGTTTGGCCGCGCTTTGGAACAGCAGCGACCAGTACCTGGCCGGCGGCCTGGGCACGGCCGCGCTGCCCATTTTCAGCTTCAACGGCGACCCGAACACCGGCATCTACAGCCCAGGTGCCGACCAGGTGGGCATCACCACCGCCGGCGTCGTGGCGGCGATCATCAACGCCAGCAACCAATACCTCGCCGGCAGCCTCGGCACGGCGGCCTTGCCGATTTTCAGCTTCAACGGCGACCCGAACACCGGTATCTACAGCCCGGCGGCCGACCAGGTAGGCATCACCACCGCCGGCGTCGTGGCGGCGATCATCAACGCCAGCAACCAATACCTCGCCGGCAGCCTCGGCACGGTGGATTTGCCGATTTTCTCGTTCAACGCCGACCCGAACACCGGCATTTACAGCCCGGCCGCCGACCAGCTGGCCATCACCACCGGCGGCGTCCAGCGCGCGCTGTGGAACACCTCTGGCCAGTACCTGTCGGGGGCAACGGGCACTGCCGCGCTGCCCGCTTACAGCTTCGCCACCGACAACAACACCGGCATGTTCCTGCCCGCCAAGGACACGCTGGCGCTTGCCACCGGCGGCGTTTCCCGTATCACCATCGGTTCCGACGGCATTCCGCTGTTCGACGCCGGCCCAATGAACGCCAACTTCAACGCCGGCAACGCCTCGGGCGCGCTGGAGGTCCGGGCCAGCCCCGGCGCAGCGGCGATCGTGTTCCACCGGCCAGGCAACTACGCCATCAAGGCCGGCCTGGATTCCGACAACGTCTTCAAAATCGGCGCCTACAGCGCCACCTACACGCTCAACTACAACGGCGGCGACGGCTCCCTGTCTATTGCCGGCGGCTATTACGGCGCATCGGTAACGGCGTCTTCTGGCGTATTCACGAATGTCACGGGCAACGGCGGCGTATACGCCGGCGCTGGCATGTGGATCGCCGGCAACCCGGTCGGCCACTCCAACAACGCCGCTGGTGATGTTGGCTCCTATGGCCTGTTCAGCGTCGCCGGCAACGGCGGCACCACGCCCGGCACGCTGGTAGCCGGCGGCAACCTGCGCTGGTCCAACTGCTGGGGCTCCAAGCCGTCGGTCATCACCGCCGCCGGTACCTGGCGAATGATGGGGTACATCCAGAACGCCGATGACAACGACGGCGACAGCGTGTCCATTTTCCTGAGAGTTTCCTGATGCCGAACATCCGCAACCCCCACTACAACGAAGCCGGCCAGATCAACCTGGAGCTGGAGCACGCCACCCTGGGCTGGATTCCGTACACCGCCTGCCCGAACGACTCGGACCTGGAGAATCAGGCCATTTTCGAGGGCCTGCAACGCGGCGACTTCGGCCCGGTGGAGCCCTGGAACCTGACGATGGAGGAGGCGCAGAAGCGCAAGCGCCGCGAGATCGAGCAGTGGCGCAAGGCCGCCGAGGCCGCCGGCATGCCCTGGGCCTTCCCGGGCAACGTCCAGGACGTGGTCCAGCTGCGAGACGAGCGCGACATTGCCAACGTCAACGGGCAGACCACCAGCGCGCTGATCCTGCAGACCGCCGGCGTCACGGCCGCCACCATGCCGTTCCGGGCCGAAAGCGACGAGACGTACCTGCTCACCCCGGGGCAGATGGTGGACATGGGCATGGCGGTCGCCACGTTCCTGGCCAGCAACTACCAGAAGGCATGGACCCTTAAGGGCCAGCTGGACGCGGCCACCACCACGGCGGAAGTAGAGGCGATCGTATGGCCAGCAAACTAGACCAGGCGACGTACCAGGCGAACTACGGGCGCCGGGCCTATTGGCTCGGCGTCTTGATCGGCCTCGACCAGCTCGCCAACGCGATGCTGTGGGGCTACAACGACGAAACCCTGTCGAGCCGGGCCTACCGGGGCGCCAGCGCCATCAACGCCAAGCGGCGCTGGCGCTGGGCTCGGGCGGCGATCGACGCGCTGTTCTGGCGCGATCGGCAGACCTTCCCCGGCGGCGTCGTCATCCGCCACTGCCAGCTGGCCTACCTGGGCGAGCTGGCGCACGAACACCTGCCCCGGGATTTCTCCGTCCCGACCAGTCCAGCCCGTTCTGTGGCCACGGAATAGCCGCCTGTAAACTCCCGGTCAGCGGTACCGGGAGAGCCGCGCACGCGCCGCATTTGCGGCATTTCAAGCCGCCGTGCGCGGCAGCGCTACCGGGGAGCCAGCTCATGACGGGCGACACCTTAACCATCGTTATCTTTGCCGGCGGCCTTGCCGCCAGCGTCTTCGGCTGGCTTCTGCGCCAGCAGATCGCAGCCCAAGCCACCGCCAACCAGCGGCTCGAAAAGGAATGCGAGGCCAACCGCAACCAGATCCTCGAGCTGCAGCGCGAGCAGCACAACTTCGTCACCCGCCAGGAGCTGGACGAGCTGCGCAACGGCATCAAGGCCGACCTGGAGAGCGTGCGCCGGGTCGAGATCAAAGAGCTGTACGACCTGCTGCGCCAGGAAACCCGCCAGATCCGCAACGACATGCGCGACGACGTCAATCAGCTGTCGCGCACCTTGGCCGACCAGGTCAAGCAGCTGCAGGCCAGCGTCAAGGGGGCCGCCGTATGACCCTCCAAGCCGCAGTAGCCTTCCCGGTCGCCTTTGAGCGCGTCGTCGGGCACGAAGGCAAGTACCAGGACAACCGCAAGGACCGGGGCAACTGGACCACCGGCGTTGTTGGCCAGGGCGAACTCAAGGGCACCAAGTACGGGATCAGCGCCATGGCCTATCCCGACCTGGACATCAAGAACCTGACGCTCGAGCAGGCCAAGGCCATCTACCGCCGCGACTTTTGGGACCGGGCGCAGATGGGCCAGCTGCCGGCAGCGGTGGTGTTCCAACTGTTCGACATGGGCATAAACCACGGCTTCGGCAACACCATCCGCATGCTGCAGCGCGCCGCCGGCGTGCTCGATGACGGCCGCGTCGGACCGATCAGCCTGGCCGCCCTGGCCAAGATGGAACTCAACGACCTGATCATGCGCCTGGCCGCCCAGCGCCTGCGCTTCATCGCGCAGATCAGCACCTTTGACGAGTTCGGCCGTGGGTGGGTTAACCGCGTCGCCGGCAACCTGGAATACGCAGCAGAGGACAACTGAATGGACCCTATCACCATCGCGGCCGCCACCGGCCTGATCAAGACCCTGGGCATTGACCAGGTCGTCGGCCGCTGGCTCGGCGGCGACAAAGGCGCCGACTTCGCCGGCAAGGTCGTCGACGTCGCCCAGCAGGTCACCAGCCTGCGCAACCCCGAGGAGATCGTCGAGCAGCTCAAGGCCAACACCGCCGCCGCCACCGCGCTGCGCCAGCGCGTGCTGGAGCTGGCCGACGCCGAGGCCCTGCGCGACCACCAGGACCGCCAGAGCGCCCGCGACCTGCAGAAGGCCGCGCTGGCGCAAGACGACGTCTTCTCGAAGCGGTTCGTCTACTACTTCGCCGCCGCCTGGTCGGCGTTCGCCATGGCCTACCTGGTGGGGATCACCTTCCAGGACATCCCGGCCGGCAGCCAGCGCTTTGCAGACACCATCCTCGGCGTGCTGCTGGGCACCATCATCCCGATCATCATCGCCTACTTCTACGGCAGCAGCCGCAGCAGCCAGGGCAAGGACAACGCCATGCACTCGCTGGTCGAGGCCGTCAAAGCCAAGGGAGGTGCCTGATGAAGGTCCCGCTGCGCTACATCCTGGCCGCCGCCTGGCAATGGACCTGGCTGGCGATCGTCATCGGCGCCGGCGTGCTGCTGACCTTCTTTCCCATGGGGCCGCTGGTCATCGCCACGGCGCGGTTCATCCGCAGCCCGGAAGGCCCCGCGCTGGCCAGCCATGAGCCGAAGTACATCGCCCAGGGGTCGTCGGGCCTGTGGGCCTACAAGGCGACCACATGGCCGCTGTTGCGCCTCTGGAACAACCTGGAAGACGGACTGCTCGGCGAGCCCAGCGGCAAGCACAGCGCCCGGGAGAAGGGCAACGAGCGCAGCGTCGGCGCCCAGTACCGCTGGCTGATCCGCAACCCGTTCAACCAGGCCAAGCGCACCAGCCGGCTCCTGGCCTGCTACGTCAACGACTGCGTCATCGATTGGTGGGGGAATTACGCGGTGACCGACAAGGCGCCGATCGTTGAGGGGTGGCACTTCTGCCGGGCGACAGACAAGGCCACGGGGCGGGTTTACTACGGTTTCCGCCGCGTCCGAGCCAACCCGGACGGGACGGTGAACAACCTGGTGCTGGGCTTCAAGATCCGCCCGGAGCACGCCAACCAGGTCCAGGACGCCGACGACCTGGACAAGGCGTTTACCCTTCGCTGGCAGCGAGCATCGCAGCCCGACTGATCGGCGGGAAGTCGAAAAACTCCCCCACCTTGCAGCGCAGGATGGGCGCGGCGATCGCCAGCAGCGACGCCGGGACCTTATTCTCGCCACGCTCATAGTGCGACAGCTGGGCCTGCGTCACCGACAGGCCCGCCTGCTGAATCTGCACCACCATATCCGCCTGAGACATTCCCGCCTGCTGGCGCATGACCAGCAGACGGGCGCCGATCGCCTTGTCCAGGGCGTTAGGGCGTTTGGCCGAAGCGGACATCAGTAGCCCCCTCGATGAGCACGCAGCACGCCAGAATGAGGCTTGTGGGCCTCGGTGCGCTGGTAGCGGAAGAACACCGACCAGCAGTCCGCGTAGGCGTCATGCAGCGCCCGGTCGGGCACCGAGTCCTTGAAGTTGCCGTAGTCGATCGCCGTCACCAGCTCGGCGGCCTTGGCGGCCACCCGGGCACGCGGCACGAAGGCGCGGAACAGGTAGTCGCGGCCCTTCACCTCCAGCACCTCGGCCTCGGGGAAGGCGGCCTCGATGTGGCCACGGGCGCGGGCGCGCACCAGCAGCAGGTCGTCGCCGGCGGGGGCGAACTGGGCCAGGTCACGGTCGGACGGCTGGACGATCGAGAGGAAACCGGTGTTTAGCATCAGCCACATAGGGGCTACTCCTACAAAATGGGTTCAAGTTTAAAGCGGACGTCGATCAGACGCCCCTGGTACTGGGCCAGCACGCCATCGATGTACGGCTCGATGACGTCGACCAGGAACTGGTGCAGCAGCACCCGGCTGTAGGTGGTGAAGCGGTCATGATCGACCGCCACCGCCTGCTGCCCGGCCTCGTCGGCCTCGAAGTGCTCGACCTCGTAGTCGACGCGCCAGCGCCGGGGCGCCTTGGCCAGCGCCTGGATGTTGCCGGTCATCACCGGCGGCGCCTCGGGGCCTTGTTTCACCAGGCCCCAAACGGCGCGGGGCTGGACACGCCGGCCCCGGGCTTTACGACTCATGCTTTCGCCAACGCCTCGGCCAGGGCCGCGTCGAACTCGTCGACCGACAGCGCCTCCCAGCGGTCGTCGAGCAGCTGTTCGTGGTGCCACTTAAGGCCGCGATAGACCACCCGCAGGCAGGTATCGCGCAGCACCACCAGGGGAGCCTGCCCTTGTCCGCTGCTCGAGCGCACCGCCAGGTTCTCCATGGCCATGCGCAGAGACTCCGGGGTGAGCTTCGCCGGCGGCACACCGACGGCCTGCATGGCGCGGTACACGGCCACCAGGTCCTCGATCCCGAGGTCAGAGGCTCCCGCGCGGAATCCGCGACGCTCCAGCTCGGCGAAGCCAGCGGCGGCCAGCGCCTCACCTTGCACGACCGGCGCCGGCGGCGCGGCCAGCGCGTCATCGTCCACCAGGTCGACGGCCAGGTCACCGACCGCCGCCCGCATGCGATCGGGCAGATCGGCCACATGACAGCCGCCCTCGACCGCCGACAGGGCCTCGGCCAGCAGGGCGCGCAGGCGCTCCGACTCGGCCGCAGGCACCACCGGCACGCTGAAACGCCCGGCGCCTTCGCCGTGGCCCATGCTTTCGGCCTGCTGGCGGCCCTTCACGCTCAAGAACTCGTCGCGCTCGGGGTCAACCCAGCCCAGCACCGGCTCGCCGTCGCCAAGCGGCTGCAGCAGCTCCCGGACGCG